ATCAAGAATACGCTAACGATCATTACCGTACCCATCTTCTCAGTTTCGTATTCTGAATCCCAAACAGGAGAAACAATCGAAGTTCCTGTCCTGTATAGAGAAGATCTATGAAGTACAAAGCCGGTTGCATCAGCAGGGATCTTACATCCTTCGTTGAAAGTGATTGCGTAACTTCCTTTGTCTAATCTCCAGCATTCCTTACCGTCAATCTTAACAGTCTCAACTTCCATAAAGTTCAAAGGATCTAAAATAGTTTTATCCTTATAAACTACTGAACCTCCTAAGATGCGTTCAACCTTACATACTGAAAGGTCAATTCCTACTTGAGTTGGTTTTGAGTACGGAGAAGGGATTACAATCCCTCTCTCTAATATTTCTTTGCTTGTTAGTAACATATTATTCTTCGATTATTTGTCCGGTGATGAAAGGTTGATTGCGTTTGGTTCCGTTGGTTGCATCAAGGCCGTAACCTACCAACCAAGCTTCGTTATGTAATTCAAATCCGTAGATAAGATCCTCCATGTAAGAATAGCTTCTCTTAAATAAGGTAACTGGAGTGATTGACTTAGCTCCTTTAGTTTGAAGATGGGCTACCAAGCGTTTCATAGTGTTACCCGAATCGTAAATGTCGTCTACTATAAAGACGTCTTTACCTTTAATATCAATGTTAATATCCTTCAGAATGTCTACTCGGTCTTGAACTTGACCTAAGTAGGATTTAGCCTGAATGAAGTCGATTTCACAATCAACCTCCATGTTACGAACCAGGTCTGTGAAGAACATAAATGCTCCGTTCAGAACTCCAATCATAACTCTTGTTGAACTCTCAGGATTGTTTTTGTAACTTACCTCAAGGGCAAGGCTTTTAACTCTTGTCTTAATTTCTTTTTCTGTAAATAGAACCATAATCTGTTATAAATATAAGAATTTTTAACTCAGAAAGCAACTTAAGAAGCTGTTCTTATCTTCTCTACATACTCCCATAGTGATTCAAAACTATAACAGATTGGGTTCTTATCTTTATCCCATGCCTGGTATCCCTTCTGGCCAAAATCATTCTCGTAACAGAACCTAGAAATCCAATCGCAAGCTTCCTCTCCATACACCTCTAGTAGTAATGTCTGAATTATTACATGGTAAGGATCAGAGAAGTTTACTAGATCTAAACCTGCTTTGTATAGTTTGTCTATTCTCTCACTTTCTTCTTTTAGTCCTAAAATTACTTTTAAAAAATTTTCGTATGTCATAACTAGTTGCTTAACGGTGCTTTGATTGCCGGATGTGATTGGTAATTAACTAACTCAAAATCAGTATTCTCTAAATGCGAATATAGTGATTGATCTTCCGATAGTGACTCGTAGAAGCTATCTGCTTTCAGATGCTTTAATGTAGGTAAGTCAAAGGGCTCTCTTTCAATCTGTTCTTTAGCCTGCTCAATATGATTCAAATATAAATGAACATCACCTAAATTACCAATCAATTCATCAGGAACCATATTCACTTCTTTAGCAATGATTTCTAATAACAAACCATAAGAAGCAATGTTGAATGGTAAACCTAAGAATGTATCTACTGAACGTTGATTCCACATTAAAGAGATTGCTCTGGTTGGTATGTTAACTTGATTTAGAGCCATATCGATAGTATTTTCTATTGCATCTCCCAAGTTTAATTTTATAAACGGTACTTCTATTTTATTTTCAAATTTAGAGTTATAGTTTTCTATTCTTTCTTCTCTACTCAACTCTCTTGTATACATTTGCCAACTGTGGTGACAAGGAGGAAGAACCATTTGGTCTAATTCACCTACATTCCAAGCATTAACCATTAATCGTCTTGAGTCTGGATTTGTTTTAAGGTCGTTGATTAGGTTTTGAATTTGGTCTATACCGTCATATCCTTCAAATTCATTTGTCGGGTGGTTCCAATTTCTCCATTGCTTACCATAAATTGGACCCATATCAAACATTGAATCATGAAAGTGATGATTACCATCTTTTACTTTCTGTTTAACCTCTTCTAATGTATATGGTTCGGAACAAGTAGTTTTATACTTCTTATACCAATCACCATCCCAGATTGTGCAGTTGTTCTCCCACAGAAACCTAATATCAGTATCTCCCATCAAAAACCACATCAATTCAGTAGCCATTGTTTTGAATGGTACTTTTTTAGTAGTTAGCAATGGAAAACCATTCATCATGTTGTGATGAATAGTATAACCGAATATACTTTTAGTTCCAGTTGTAGTCCTGTCTTGCTTATCAACACCATATTCAATAATATCTTGAAGCAAGCGTTGGTATTGTTCGTCTAATCTATTTGCCATAAAATGTTCCATAAAACCAATCCCACATATTACGTTTCATTTTCGTAATTTTAATATCAATTTTTCGTTTAGCACACGTAACAACATATGTTTTAGGTCTTTCGTTCAACGAGCGAATATATTGTTTAAGCGCCTTACCAAAATCTTTTTTATAGATATTAAACAAAAACCAAAACAACTTCTTTTGATTATAGTCTTCAAACAACCACTTACCACCTCTATAAGTGGCTAGTTTACTGTTTGTTGCTGAACCTTCATGTCCACTGAATAACTCAAAGTAATCACGTTGTGATTTAAATACCAAATACTCGGTCTCGCTTAAATTGTAGATAAACGTATTTTCCATAACTTATTTTTTATTTCTTTTTCTAGCTTGTTTAGCTGCTTTATTTTTAGCTCTTGATTTTACCTGCTTTTTAGTCATTGGACCTTTTGGAGTAGAAGGATTATAATAATTAGATTCACTCCAATCAAATGATTCCATTGATTGCTTTACTTCTTCTGTATAAGGACCTGTAAACATTGATGCCAAAAAAGGTAATACTGTTTCTTTACTTATTTTATTCATAACTTATTTTTCAATAACAATTAAATATCCTTCTGGAACTGATTTAAATTCCTTAACAATCATTCCTTTAAATGATTTATCAAACATTCCCATATCATGACCTGAATGCATATAAGGACCGCCGCTGGGGTCAATCATATCAATTCTACTTTGGTCTGAATAAACTAACTTGGCATATTGTTTAGATAATGGAGTTGCTTTGAATGTTTCGGGGTCATGTTCATGAACAGCTTTCTTAAATTCACCTAAAGTCATTCGCTCATCAGTATCTGTATCAGCACAATAGGCCGCATAAGCATCATCATAAACATTAGGCCAACCACAACGCATCCATTTCAATTCGCCTTCAAACAAAATGTTACCATCTTCTGTTTTACTAAATGTAAAAATATCATTGTAACGATTAGTGTATTCTATTTTTTTCATAACTTATTATACGTGAATATACAAAAAGGGTTGGCAAAAGCCAACCCTCTTATGAAATATTTTTAAATTATTTTTTAAATACTTTACGAGTTGATCCATCACTATACAAATAGATAGTAATTTCATTTTCACGAGCATTATGAACAGGACGTCCCATCATATCGTACATACCCATCAACTTAGGTTCACCTTTAACAATTGTCTCAACACCTGATGTATTACAATTGTAACTAATACGAGTGAAGAAGAACGTATCTTGATCCAAACACTTATTGTACCATTGAGTAGCAACCAAATAATTACCTTTATGTGGGAACTTATACTTAATCAAACGAGCCGAGTTAGTTGGACCATCATAATGTACCATATCACTATCGTTAAAATCATAATACATCCACAAATCATAGTCACTCATGTGTATAAAATCAAACTCACTCAATGAATCCAACAACGGTCCATTCCAAATATAAGAATACCACTGCCAGCATGTATCACCTTTAGTCCAAGGACCCAAACTCATTTCACCAACCATACTATCCAAACACTTACCACCAGTTGACTTCAGATTATAAGTGTAAGTACATTTAGGGAAATAAATGATGTTTACCTCACGATATAGGGCTGTATCACATTTTTCACACTTGTTCCATACCTTCAGGTACATTTTGTATTTGCCTTTAACATTAAACTGAACCTCACAAATACCTCTAAATGATTCTACTGTGTCGGTTTTCTTAGTTTGGAAATCATAAACCATAAACATGTAGTCAACACAAGTGTCATCCAACACGCTTCCACTCACGTACCACTTATACAAGTTACGTTGATTCCATTGTTGAAGTTTAAGTGTGCTCCAATCACATTTGGCGGATAAAGATAGTGCTGTCATCAAAGTAAGCACTAGAGTCATTAATAGTTTTTTCATATTCTTTATTTTTTATTGTTTTATTTGTTACCGATACTATAATACTAAAAGTCAAAATCAAAATAATACTCCAAGGATTAATTTTCATTTTTTCTTATTCTTTTTCAAAAATACCCATTGGGCTTCACCTTTCTTAATTTGCTTATGGGTTTTTCTCGCCTCCATACAACTCAAACCTACAATCAAAGCCAACCCCCCAATCATAACCAATTTAAAATTATTTTGCAACCACATACCCCAAATATAATTAAAATCTCTTAAACTTACACGCTTTAATAACAGCTTGTGCTGTTTTCTGATGCCCTGAATAGCTCATATGACACAATGCATCACCACAGTCTCCCCTGTAGACTACCCTTGTATCCACTACTGTTGCACCCCGAAGTTGAGTTAGTAACATCCTTTGTAGTTCCGCACCCTTAACTGGATACATTTGGTTATCGGTTCTAGTACACACTGAATAATCAAATCCAGTTAATACAACCGGTTTAACACCTTTATAGTTACATATGTTTACTATGTACTGAATGTTATTAAATGCCATTCCAGCACTTATATGGCTGTTGTACATGTCATTAGCTCCTCCGTATATAAAACAATAATCATAATTGGAGTTCACATACATGTTTGCTTGTTGTAGCATCCAACTTGTGGTCTTGCCTCCAACAGCTATGTTGTTTTGTATTAGACCGGTTGCTTGGCATACTTGAATCTGCCATCCATAGTTGTGGTTGGCCGTGTGAGAGTCCCCTATGAATAATGCTTTTTTACCTCTAACGCTTACTATTGTGTCCGCAAGTACGGTTGTTGGCTTGGCCGCTACTATTTTTGGTTGTGGTGGTTTGGACCACAAAACATAACTTGCTAGCATTCCTATAACATAGAATACTACTAGCATTAAAAACCATTTAATTTTATTTTTCAATTGATTTTGGATTATTGATAATGAATATCAAAGTGTTGATGTCTTTGGATTTAAGGGTTTTGGTTGGTTTTCTTTCACCGCTAAAAAAGTCAATATATTGATCTCTTGGGATAGCATGCCATAGGTCGGTGTGGTGGTTGAACCAAAATACGTAGTTATATAATTTATTCATATTTGTATTGGGTTTGTATATACGGATTAATTTTGCGTGGATGGTTGAGCAAGCTTTAAATTTTTAATTTCATTATAAGCTGTTCGAACCAAATCGTGTTTACATTTATATTTATTTTTTTGAGTTAGTTCATTTACTTTTTCGTGCAACTCATGAAAGAAACCCTTTGCATGAGCTTTGTGGTACAATTCTTCAATTAGCTCTTCGTTAGTCATAGACATAAATATCAATCCTCTAAGTACCTTTCATGTGGGCGTCTAACCGAAACCCAAGGTTTGTCGTGAGCATATTGAACCTTGTTTATACCAATTGGTTCTTTACATTTTTTATTTGTGTTGTGATAATAGATAGGACCCTTATAAGGTACGTGTTGGTATTCACCATTTACCTTTTCAAAAATATATCTTTCACCGTTGAATGATCTAAAGTCACGTTCTGTTATACGATACATTTTATCATTCATTTTGACATAAACTGCTTTAGCGGTGTCAAAATTGTATTTTAGTTTTTCTAATTGTCCTCTTTTTTCAGCCATTTGTTTCTACTTCCTTAATCCATTCAATAAAATGTTCTAATTCCATTAGAGCCATATTGTTATCCATTTCTTCCATTAATATCAATATACTCATAAGTTTTTGATAAACCAAATCTTTCTCTTCAGCTGTCATAATTTTATTCGGGTAACAAACCAGCGTTTTCAATAGCAAACCATACACGCTCTTTCCATGTTTCGAGCTTTACACCTTCAATTTGGTCGGTATCTTTAAAACCTTCCATTGTGTAGTCGGCTAGTTTCCAAACTAATTCCATTAATTTATTATCGGCTAATTCTAAATCACCAGATTTAAGAATTGATTGGCAATTTTGCCACATTGGGGTAATTACATTTGTTTTTTTCATAACTTTTATTTTTTTAATTTATTATTGATTGACTCTAAATACAACAACACTAATATTAACAAAAATACTATCATAATCCTTCCTCCTCCCACAATTCCATAAACATTGCACAATCTTCTAAACTAAAACCATCAACTAATTCTAGCATTTCAAACACAACTGTTTCATCAGCTTCACCTAACATATCAATTTGGTGATTTGCTTCTTTTTGTAACTCAATTGCTCTTTTAATATTTTCTAAATTTGCCATAACCTTTATTTTTTAATTATTATCTTAAAAAACCACTTTTAGCACCCTTACTCCATTCATCATCGCCAAAATAACGAATAAGACCTTTTAACTCATCAACTTCATCTTTAGTTAAACGATTATCTTTTTGTAATTGTTTTAACTTATCACTGATTTCTTTGAATTTATTTTTTTTCATAACCTTTATTTCTATACCGTGAATATACGAACTTTATTTTGGGGAGCCAAATCTTTTTTTAAATTTTATTTCCTTTTTTAATATTATCAATATGCCACATCGGTCTTAGATTAGTATAATGATTTAATTTATAAACCTCTTCTTCTGTTTGGGCTGTGCTGATAGGAATTATGTGGTCAATACTCCATGATTCTTTTTTATTTCCATAATTGGTCCAATCCATACCTTCAATCCATTGATGTTCAATGTGTTCTTTTAATAGTTCCCAACTTTCTAATCCTACTATTTCTAATGATCGTTTATTTTTAATACTATTTATACTTTTTAATTGTTGATTTATGGCAACAGACAATATAGTTCTAAGTTTGTGAAGAGGATTGGTTTTATACTTATTATGATGATATTTTATAATATTAGGTAATAAAGTTTCTTTATTTTTATAATAATATTCTAAATTCTTTTTATTAACTAATTCTTTATTAGTGTCAATCCATTCAACAGTTTTTTGTTTACGTTTGTCTCGTTGTTCTTGAGTTTCAGTCAAATAAGATTCCTTAAATTTTTGTTTATAATACTCAGTATTATTATTATATCGTTCTAATGCTTCTTTTTTAAGACGTTCTTTGTTTTGTTGATAATAAAGTTTATCATATTCTTTTTTATTCTTCATATTTTTGCGTTCTTGGTTTACGCTTATAAATATGTACACTTTCTTTTTTCTTGGTAATCATATTACGTCTAATGATTTGTTTCACTTGACCTTTTGATAAACCATTAAATTTGTCTTGCTCTTTCATCATGTCGTTAATATACGAAAGGGATCCGACAAAGCCAAATCCCTTTTTCATTTAGAATTATTCTAAGTTATTTAATAATACCTGCTTTATATTTCATTTGGCGAACGAATATTTCGTTTAATTCTTCTTCACTCATTTCGTCTTTAGCTTCCATAGCTGGTTCTGATTTTCTGATTGAATCAAGTAGAGTACCTACAAAATATTCTCTACCTTTGTTCATAGGAAGAGTGATCCATTTATCTTCTAACCAAACATAAACATAATCTGCTCCAGAACCATCTGAATGGTCATATAAGTAGTTAAATAAATCTTCTGGTTCTTCGCCTTTAATTTGCTTAGCTCCACCTTTATCAAAACGGTCTACTGTTCCATCATCATCAATGGATCTAATATCACCACCATTCATTACTATATCTTCTGCATCACTGTCTGAATTAAAGTGAGAAGTTAATGCTGTACCCAAATGTTCTGGGTAAGAATCATAATGGTTGTAAATTGAGAATATTGTATTTGGGTTTGCTAAATAAGCGATTTTTCCTTTGCGCTTAAGTTCTTCTAACCAAATTTTCAGAACTGCTAACTTTTGATTGTTACTTGTTTTACTCATTACTTTTTGCTTTATTTAAAACTTTGTTATTTTCTTGAATTCGTTTATTGAATTTTTTTGCTTGTTTTCTACTTCTAGTGTAACGGGATGTGTTTGACATTTTAACCTTGACCTACTGATACTTTAACATAGTTTTTAGAGCCCTTATTTTTAGACATTTTAGTCTTTGCATGAATACCTTTGCGAGATTTTTTAGGTTTTTCTTTGTAAAGCGATGAAGCGCTTATTGATGTTTTTTTAGATTTTGCTGCTGCCATGATGGTAATACATACATGACTTTTAAATATAATTAATTATTTTTATACTTCCAAATAAAACCATTACTACTTTTAGACCTACCTTTTAAAGCATTACATATATGGCCTTTTTGAATATTATAAAAACAAGCTGCTTCTTGAGTTGTGGACCATTCTTTTATAAAATTACCTTCTAAATCATATTGGTTAATGGCTTTATGTAAAGAAATATTTGGTTTTCCTTTACTCCATACATTTTTTCCTTTCATAGTGTTAGAAATTTTAATTTTAGTTTTTTCATCTCTTTTTTTTCCTTTTCTTTTTTGACTTAATCTAATTTTAGTTTCATCTGAAAGGAAAGATAGTCCACCTCCTCCTTCGTTTTTATTTAAAACTTCAAATCCCCATGCTTTAAACTGGCTAATCCAATATGATTCTAAAAGTTTCCAATCTTTTCTATCTAAAGAATTTACCTCATCAATGTAAGTATATTCTATTTGATTCCCATATTTTAATTTGTGGGGTTGTTCTCTAGAATTTTTTGTTTTACCTATGTAAACCCAATTAGGATTATTATAACAATTAGTCACGAGATATATTTTTGTTAGTCCAATATCGTTGTTTTGCTCTTTCATCTTGTTTTTCTTTATTCTTCCAATAATAATCATAAGCACGTTGTTTTTTAACAACTAACTTTTCTTCTTCAGTTAGATATTTTTTTAAACGTCCCATTTATTTATTATAAATATTAAAAGAAGAATAAAGATTGAACAAGGATTTAAAGTCTCTCCCATTTACTCTTGTAATCTTTATTAGTAGTTGCATAAACAGCATACTCATTTCTAATTGGACTGCCTGAATTATAAGCACCACAAGCCAATGTCCAGTCTCTATGAATTGAATGCCATTTACGAAGCATTTGCATACTAATTTTAACGTTTAAATCAATGTTAGTTTTTAATTCTTTTTCACTCAAACGCTTTCTAACATATGGTCTAGCCCATCTAGTAATAATTTGCATTGGACCAACAGCACCAGCAAATGATGTTTGATATGGATTGTAATCAAAATCAAATGGTCCTCTATAACGTGTTTCAAGATAAGCTACGTTATAAGCAATGTGTTTTGGAATATTGAAACTATCACTCCAGTGTTCAATTGACTCGTACATCTGGAGTGAGATGGTTCCTGTTGCTAAATCTAAACGGTCTTCAAACTCATCAATTTTCCTATTAATATTAAAATACATTAAAGTAATAATTCCTAAGATGATAATAAAATACCAATTTCTCAATTTAGCAAACATAGTTTTCATTATTTAGTTAATACAGGTGATGCAATTTTAGCTGCATACATTTTAAAGATGGCACTACCTACAGAATCACTATAAATAATATATTGACCTGTTTTGCGGTCCATAATTATTAGTTTGTTTTCTGAGTCAACAGCAATTCGAACTTCTTTATTCAAGATAGTTTCGTTTACTGCTTGTGGTTTCATTTTCAATTCCTGAAAGTAGTAACCCAAACCAAAACCAGCAATCAAAGTTGATGCTACAATGGTGACATTCATAAAACGAGCAAATGCTGTTTTGAACTTTTCTTTGAACTCTTCTGTGATTAAATTTTTCATAACATTTATTTTTGTTGTAAATATAATGACAAGATTTTGACTTGCCAAGTTAAATTAAGATTTCTTTGGTCTTCCTCTTTGTTTAACAACAGGATTTTTAAGCTCATTAATGGTATTTACAATACGTTGACATCCCTCGTACTGTTCTTCCCTAATGTAATAAGGTAAATTTTCCTCTAATGTTTCAATAAAGTGTTTACGTTCAACAGTAATATCATATATTTCTCCTTCCTCAAGGCAAGTAATAGATAAAACGTGAATGTATTTTTTCTTTGACTTTACATTGTCTAAAATACCTTCTACAATAGCTTTAGCTATTCTAAAGTCTTTATTGTCTACTAGTTCTTGGAACTCTTCTGTGTTGTTGACTGTGATTTCTGCTACCATGTTAAAATAATTTAAAAAAATCTGTTTTAATGTTCTTTTCCTTCAATTTACTAAGTTTTTCTTGCTCAGCCAAGCTCTTTGTTGCTAATTTTTCAAGGTGTTTGTTTTTTTGTGCTTCAAAATCGTTTACAATAGCATCGTGTTTTTTATGCTTACCTTTTTTTAGCAATGGTATTTTTTTAACCATGATTATAAATATTAAAAGCGAGAAATATATTCACTACCATCATCAACGGGCTTTGAATCATATAAACCTAATTCTTTAAGTCGTTGAGCAGTATAATCATCTACCTCCCAATCAACTTGTGATTCATTTTTAGATACGTGATCTTCCATACCCTCAAGTTGTTTACCTGTAAATAAATCCCCAATTTGAAGATAATAACAATTGTAACATAATAATTGTATGTTTTCAAGTCGGTAATGTTGTTTGTTACCATCTTTGAAATTCATAATTAAGGGCATTTTATAATCCAGTACTCTACGTTCATGAAAACCACACGAGGTACATTCCTCTTGTAAATAACCCTCTTGAATTAAGCGGTACTTAATTTTAGCTGGATTAAAAGATGATGGGTCAATTCTACCTTCAATTAAATCTAGTAGTGCAAAATCTTTTCTTGGATTACCATTACTTAAAAACTTAGGTATACCTTTACCTGATTGGTTTTTATGTTGTTCGAATAAATTTGGATAACCTGGTTCTGTAGCTTCATATGTTTTAGCCCAACGTTTATAATGAATATATGAAACATTAAGGTATCTAGCACTTGCTTTATTAGATTTAGTTTTAGCCATAGCGGCTCTTATCATCTCATGTGTTAACGGTTTGGCTTTTGGCATTGTTTTAGTTTTTATATTTAAAAATAAATCCTTTTGTTGTTTTTAATTTTCCTTGACAACATAAAGTTATTGCAGAGTCATAACATCCTGTTTGTCTTGAGGCTTCTCTTACTCCATCAAATTCCCCAATAATATTACCTTGTTTATTATATTGGATAACAGGCTTTAAAAGATGATGTTTTGCTTGTTTTTGTTTTTTTAAAGTTTCTTCACTTGCCTTTACTCCTTTTCTATGTTTTCCAAAGTTAGAAGAATCTGGTCTAGGTTTTTTCATTTTTTGGATTGTTTCTTCAGTTCGTTTTTTACCCTTTAAAGCTTTACTAATTTTATCCTTAGTTTCAGAAGATTGTTTATCACCTAAACGATTTGTATTACCTTTAGTACTTTCACTAATTTTGTGCTTCCATTCTTCCGTTAATTTCATACCTTGTTTAGATTTACTTATTTTATCTCCTGTGTCAGGTTTGTGCCAACTTTTTCCTCCCTTTAAAGCCTTACTAACTCCTGGTTTTTTCTTTCCAAGATTACCTTTTCCAATATTAAGTTTTACCTCAGATGTTTGAAAAGAAGGACCACTTCCCCCTTTTTTCCTAATATTCATTATTTCGAACCCCCAAGCTTTAAATTGTTCCATCCAATATGTTTCTAAGGATTCCCAATCATTATGAAATAAACTGTTTACTTCATCTATGTATGTATATTCTATTTGATCCCCATAAGTTTTTTTATGGGTATTTTTTCTAGAATTTATTGTTTTACCTATATAAACCCAGTTAGGATTACCATAACAATTAGTCACTAGATAAATTTTTGTATTAATATTCATTTTAATGGTTTTTATGTCCATTATAAATATTAAGAGATTTTTAAAAGTCACAAGACTTTAGGCATCTGGTTCTAATTTAGTTTCACTGAATCCAAAAGGAATATCTGTAGGGGTTTCTGGAGTTTCAAATAATGCTGCTCCATTTTTACGGAGTTTGTTTTCAGCTTCCATATATTTTTTATATTCATCATGTTCCAAATGAATTGTTTCTACCCAAGTGTGATCGCCTTCACCCTTCATAATTGTTACTGCTCCTTTTTTCTGTACTGTTGAGCAAGCAACACAACGAGTTGTGTTAGGCATAATTTCTAAACGTTTGGGATGGATTTGCTCTCCACACCCTGTACAATGTCTTATAACCATATTATTTTTCTAATTTATCAATTCTTTTTAAAAAGTTCCAAAGTTGTTCTGCTGTTTCTACTATAACTTCATCTTTAGTATTATCATCGTGATTGTTTAATTCAATAGGCATTATTTCGCCTTCTGGTCCAAATCTATCATACACCCACCACAATATAATATCGGTTTTCCACTCACCATAGTGTATATAAAGCAAGTTCTCAATCATTATGTAGAAGGCCTCATCATAATTAGAAATGCCCATCATATACGTTTCTTCTAAATCCTCAGTACGCTGATTACATTCATCAAAAACGTTTATGATATCAATAAACAAATCTTTCTCGCTCACACCTTTTTTCTTAGGTTGAACTTTTAAATTTTTACCAAAGTTTTTCATAAAATAGTTGTTACACCGAATATCTTTAAAAATTCTTTTAGGGGTAATTGTTTACGCTCGGCAAACAATTTAGCTGCTTGTAACCTTGAGGTTGTAACTACACGACCAATTGTTTCTTGGTTCCTATCGTTTCTATTATAAAACTTGAATATCATAGTCTAATGTATTTGTTTTGTTGTTCTTCTAAAGAATTAACTGTTATTTTTAAATTTCCTAATTCAAAAACTCCAGTATCATTTGTTTCTTTTATAATATCATTTAGTTGTTGGATATAATTATAATCATCTTCTGTAAAATTATTATTTACTTCAACAATAATGTCTTCTCCTTCATTAAACCAACATTTTAAAACTTCCTCTGTGTCTTTATCTAGTGAAACATTAATAATAAGTTTTTTATTATAAACTACATTGTGGTGGGATTTTCTACAGCCCCATTTTTTAACAAATTTTCTATTTGATTCTACTTCAATTACCTGATAATCACCTACACGAGATGTTTTACTAACAAAATGGTAAACATGAGCTGAACTTACTTTTTGTTCGTAACCTGCTAACTTATGTCTTAGGTGTAAGTCATCATCCTCACAAAATAGTTTAAAAGTATAACCATCAATACCCAAATAATCTTCTTTCATACATCCAAAAAACATTTGAGCACCACCAAATGGACCAACTGGTTCTATTAAATTATGTTCAATTTTAATGTCTAAAAATTTTTGATAATTAAAAGAAGCTAAATCTGTTCCACAGTCAACTACTTTTTTACCTGGGAATTCATTAGGGAATGTAGGTGGTTCTACTCTAGTATAAGCTGTAATTCTGCCTTTAACAATGTCTTTATCCATTTGTTCTACAAAACCTGGTTTAATAACCATGTCATTATGTAGTAAAATGATTTTTTCACCTTTTGCTTTAGCTACAGCGTTATTATAGTTAACACCCATAGTTACAGTATCATCCTCTGATACTACAATTTCTACTTGATTTTCATCAGGATAAATTTCTCTAATATTTTTTACAATGTTAGAGGTATATTCTGAGTTTGTCTTGTTGGTTGGTATGATTAGTGATATCATGATTGAAATATTGCGTAAACTGATTCGGGAATAATGTTTTTTAATTTTAATTGTTCAATACCTTTATTTATATATTCTTGAAATTTAGATTCAAATGTTTTTCTTTGATTTGGAATATCGTTTGTTTTTAGTCTATCTCTATAATATTGTGTAAACCCGTTTGCTCCGTTTTCTAGTAATGGTCCTGAAGGGTACATCCAAATTGTTTCTCCTTGTAAAAGATATTGTTGAAAATCCACGCCATGATGTTTAACAAAATCAGCTATCATCATTGAGTAGTGATCCCAAGGACCATATCCTTGCCAATCATCTTGGACAGGACATAATTCTTCATAAAATGCTTTACTATAAAGATCAAACCACCCAGCAAACTTACTTTTACCTAAAAGTTTTAAATTTACTTCCTCGTCTGATGTTTTATTTTCATATCTAAGATCATAAACATCTGTTTTTAGATAATCAGTGTATGGAATATTTACATATCTAGGATTTGTAATTTTATCCCAATCAGGATCACCTACTTTAGATACTTGAGGAGTAACTACAAAGTACTTATTGTTAATTTGCTTTACAGATTCAATTAAGTAAGCTAAAGCATATTCACTAAAATAAGTATCAGGACAAGCTATCATGTAGTAATCTACTTCTGGAGATATAATTTTTCTTTGATGGTCTAAGTGTCCATATAATTCATTTCCATCGTATATAAATTTATTTACTTTATAGTCTTTTAGTAATAAAAGTAAGGTTTCAAATTTATCAATAAAATAATCTTTAGGTAATTTACTTTCTTCCCAATTATATAAATAACTTGTTAGGTTTAATTCAACATCTATAGTTACATTTACATCTTTTGGCAAATGGTATTTTGATTTTTTTAATTGAGTAAAGGTTAGCAAAGCATAATCAATGTCCCAAGGCATTATATGAAGTAAAAGCTTAATATTCATTTTTTAATTTATTATAAACGTTTTTAATACCTTGTTCCAAACCAATAAATTCTAATCCTAAATCTACAAACTCTCCATTAAATGGTTCCCCAAACTTCCAATTGTGTATTTTTATTGATACTTTATGGTTTTCTAAACTATTAATAACTTCGGCTACATTGTATAAAGTAGTTTTATAATTATAACAACATTCAATAGTTTTAGGTAATTTATCCTGCATTATACAATATTTTATTAAGGTAATAAAGTCTTCCATATAAAAGAAATCCATATACTTATTTATAAAAATTTCTATATCTTCTTTGTCAATATACTTACGAATATTTGTTTTAACAAATCTAGCGTCATTTTCATTTTCATCAAATACAGCAAATATTCTTATATTATAGAAATTATCTTTATTCTGGATTGACTCGTTAATTACTTTTTTACTTAAACCATAAAATGTATCTTGTTTTTCTGCTCCTGAACCAAAATGAAATAACTTATTAAAGTGTGTTTTATTATCTAAAAGATTATAGTACATTTTTAGATTATTATCTATAACCTCAGGTCCATCTTTTTCTAGTCTGTAGCCACCTTCAATAGCACAATGGATAACTACATCAAAATATTTATCTTTAAAGTATTCTTTAACTTGTTCAGCATCAGTTAAATCAGCGTTTTGTCTGGTTAAAGTAGTTACTTCATATTCATTTTTTAGAGCATTAGTTAAAGATTTTCCTATATAACCATTTGCTCCTGTAATTAATACTTTCATCTTTTAATTCGTTTGGATTTTTCACTAATATCTACTATCATTTCTTTTTGAATAGTTTCAAAAGGCAACAATGGAGACATTTCCTCTAGTGGTGGGGCAAAAATTGATTCATCTTCTAATATTACACCTTTTACTTTAGGTATAAAGTTTTGTTCAGGATCCATAAACACCTCAATAATAACAGGAGAGTTATAATTCAAGTCTATTCCATCTAAGTCCTCAATTTTATCTATTCTAACATAAGGAATTTTAAAACCATAAGCAATTCGTTCAAATTCTGGTAGTTGAATTCCTGTACTAGAATCTACGGAGTTATAACGTCCATTAAAGAATAATTTTTGAGTATGTTTAATCATTAAATACCCATCATTATTAAAAATGAATATTTTAACTGGAAGGTTATGTTGTACTATGGTTTGTAATTCTTGAAGGTTCATCATTATACCTCCATCACAATTCAAACAAGTGATTTGTTTATTTGGTTCGGCAAACGCTGCTCCAATAGCATAAGGTAAACCAACACCCATTTCACCTAAACCTTGACTTGTAAACATGGTTTGGTTTTCTTTTAAATGACCTGCTTGATGACCACTTAATAGACCTGTACCCATATCAGTAACTATAATTTCGTCATCTGATAATTGTTGGGTAAGTTTGTTTACAAAACTATATGAATTAACATATTTGTCATCTTTATAATCATCATTGATTATTGGATATTCACTACGATAGTAATCACATTTAGTTTTCCATTCACTAATATCAGGATTAATTTTAGTAACATTTTCTAATAATTTGTCTAAAACAATACTTACATTGTGATTGTATTTAATGGTTCTTTCGTATTTATTTAATTCTAATTCATCAATATCAACAACTACAATTTTAGCTCCTCTAGCAAACTGACTAAAATCGTATCCTACTTGGGGTAAAGCTAATCTGCTTCCTAAAACTATAATCAAATCAGCATTTTGAGCTATAAAATTAGCTGCTCGTTGACCATACAAACCAAATCTTCCATAATTACAACTGTGATTAGTAGGTAATAAGTCAATTCCAGACCAACTTAGTGTAGCAGGTAATTGAGTTGCGTTAATAAACTTTTTAAATTTATCTTTAGCACTACTTAACTTAATACCCATTCCACCTAATACAAGGGGACGTTTTGATTGATTTATTAACTTAATAATATCATCAGCATAGTTGTAAGCATCTGTTGTTCTTAAAGACTTATTAGAATAATTACTAAATCCTTTAAATTTAACCTTTTTTGCTTGTGAGTCTAGAGGAATGTCTAACCATGTTGGACCTGGTCTTCCAGATACACTAATATTATATAGTGTTTCTAACTCGGTTTGAATTGTATTTGGATTAGTTAATACGTTACTGTATTTAGTAACATTTTTAACCATTTCATAAGCACTGAATCCTTGAGTACCATACATTCTTAAATTTTTATGAATATCAAGGTATGTACTTGGTTCTTGTCCTGAAAGGATAAATCCGGGAATTGAATCTGCCCAGTTACTTATAACACCTGTAATAGCGTTACTTGCTCCTGCACCTGCAGTTACAATGGCTGCTGATAATTTACCCGATGCTCGGTAATAAGCAGCCATTGCCATAATTGCAGCTTGTTCGTGATGTGTACAAATAATTTTTGTGTATCCTAGATTTTGAATTGAATCAAAAATATGAGAATTAGCTGAACCAATGATACCAAATACAGTATCTATTTGTTTATGCTTTAAAAACTCAGCAACAACATCACTTACTTTAATCATAGTTTATTTATTAAAAAATTCTTTAATTTTATCGCAAACGTAATCTACATCCTCAACAGTCATTCCGTGGTGTGCACCTAACAAGAAACCATTTTTCATAATAATATCTGCATTTTCAAAATCTTGCAAATATTCTCTATAAACAGGGTGACGTGTTACGTTTCCAGCAAATGTTACTCGTGTTTGAATGTTGTTATCTTCTAGGAAGTTAAGCAACTCAAAACGCTTTTCAGTTTGTAAAGGAATTGCTAACCAGTTTGGTTGAATAGAATCATCTGGGAGGATCAAATCACCTACACCTTGAAGGTTTTCAATGTAACGTTCAATATTTTCTCTTCTAATTTGAGAGAATTTTTCAAAACGATGTAATTGAACCAATCCAAAAGCAGCATTCATTTCACAAGCTTTCATGTGGTATCCTAATACAGAATACAAAAACTTATGATCATAAGGAATACCGTCTACGCTGTGATTAAAGCGATCATCCATAATTTCCGAATCATCACCCAACCTACCCCAGTCTCTGTATTGTAGACACTTAGTGACGTGTTTTTTATCGTTAAACATTACCATACCACCAACACCACCTGCTGTGATAACGTGTGAGGCATAAAAACTAGTTGTTGCTACATCTGTTTCCAATGTTTCAGTAATCGTATCAGCTGAATCTTCAATTAAGATGATATCTGTTCTGCCTAACAATTTAATTTCTTGCTTTAGTTTAGTCCAATTAGGTTTATTACCAATCAAATTAGGTAACATAATTGCTTTTACATCAGGAGTGATTGCTGCTACTACTTGATCAATATCAGCTACATAATCATTTAGTCCTACATCTACAAATTTAGGTTTATAACCCAATTGAATAATAGGTGCTAAGGTAGTTGAAAACGTACAAGCAGGAGTAATAATACTACATCCTTTAGGTAAATCCAAAGCAGCAATAGCTAACAAACATGCTGATGAACCTGAATTTACAAATACACCAAACTTTTTACCAAAACGTTTAGCAATTTTTTCTTCAAATTCAACTGATTTAGGACCTTGTCCACCTAACCATCCAGAACGTAGTGATTCTTCTACGGCTTTAATTTCTTCTTCCCCATAAGATTCAAACTTATAAGGGGCGTACCATATTTTTCTCATATTAATTTATTGTGTTTAAAAATGTTTGTAATTGTGTTAGCTATGTTTTGCTCGTAATCTACGTACTCTAAAGCCAATTTCCAATTTTTTTCAATTATTTCTTTTCTATTTTCGTAATAATTTTCATTTAATTGGTTTGTTTTGTATATCAAATCATCTACGTTATTAAACGTTATAATACCGTCTATATCAAAATAATCCCCTATATTCGAACAACCCCAATAAATTGGAATTGTTTTAAGTAAAAAACAATCTAATATTTTTTCAGTGAAATAACCTCTATGAGATGTATTTTCAATTACTACTCCAAATTGTGAGTCTCCAAATATAAATTCTTTACCTAAACGAGCATCATCAATGTTATTTCTGTCCCCATATGTTTCGTAAAACTTAGTAAGAATACTGAATTCGTTTTGTCTGGCTGTTACCTCATGTCTTAAAGAATGACCGTGTGTTTTAAGTAATTTACCTTGTAAATGGGCTAATTTAAATTCTTTATCATGTTCCTTTTCATATTGGTCTGGTTTTAACCAAGTATGTCCAAAAGGTTGATAAAGCGCATCCTCACAATTATTTAATACTTTATCACTTTGGGTTAGGATAACTGAGAATAGATGTTGATTTTTAATAACCCAATCATGTAGTCCAAAGTATTCATTTGGTTCCTGAAATGAGATGATGTTTATATCAGACAACTCATCTTGTGATTGAGGAGCGGTTTCAATAAACAGTGAAAAGTCTAAATGAGATAAATGTTGAAGTTTATCTTTAAAGACTTGTTCATTAAAGTGAGCTACTTTCAGTTTCATTTTCTTTCTTTAATCCAAATTTAATCCACTTATACCATACTCGTTCATGAACAAAGTATAAAATCATTTTTGACATAACTTCTATACCACCAATAGTTAAACCAACAGTTAAATTACCTGTAATTAACCAACTTAATAGGATAGTATCAATTGTTCCTACAATTCGCCAAGTAATAGTTTTGGCTAAGTGTCTTTTATAACTTACCTTCATTTCTTAATTGTTCTCTAATTTTAGTAGCCGAAATTTCTCCAATAGCTGTAGGGGGAACATGTTCAATAATATCATAACCAACACCACGTCCAAATTCAATTGAACAAATATCAGGAATAACCATTACTTTTACTCGAGGTTCATTTTGATAAAACTCAGTAATGTTTTCTAATACTTGTTGAGCTGTGAATGGATTTTTTTCATCGGGTTGAATGTCTCTAATACAAATCAAGACATTCTTACCTTCATCCATTGCTCGTTTAAATAGTTCTTGGTGTCCTGTATGTAGTGGTTGCCATCTACCTACAAACATAGCGTGTTGACCTGGTTTAGCAGGTAATGATGATTCTACGTGTAATTTTTTACTCCAGTTTTCCATATTAATTAAATCCTTGATCTCTTATTAAATTTACTGCTATTGCTCTTTTACCTTCTGCTTCAGGATCCATATCATTTATTAGATATCTAGGTCCTCTTTCAATTCCCATTATTACTTTATGGTAAGGTACAGAATTAGAATTCAATTCCCACAATGTGTGTCCAAGAAGGTTATCTGGTCTTGCGGTTGTTAAAACAATCATGTGTCCTAATTCGTACTGTTGTTTTAAATAATCTACTGTGGATTGAATAGGTTCTGCTTCTGATGTTTTATAAGTTTCAAACTTACGGTACTTAAAAATAGTACCATCAATATCACAAAATATAGTATTCTTTTTATCCTTGCTTTTCGGCATAGCTGATGATTTGTTTTAGGCTATCTAAAGGAGCAATATCTGTTGTGTTTATATCACAAAAATCTTCTGTAGGTGCTTCATAGTTGCTAACATGAAAATCTTCTCTACCTCTAATATTTGTTGTGTGAACATAATATTCTAAAATACCTTTTCCTAGTTTACCTTTAAAAGCATCTCTTTGATCTTTATAAGGTGAAACCAAAGACACAACAACGTTTTGTCCTTTTCTGTGTAGAAAATGAGCTAAATGTTGAGCTAACTCAATATTTTTTCTACGACCAGCCTCCGAGTAATCTTTATTATCAAAAATTTCTCGAATATCATCTCCATCAATATGGAAACAATCATTATTTAAATACTCTTTAAAAGCAGCTGCTAAAACTGTTTTACCGTGTCCGGGTTGTCCTGTAAACCAATATATCATAACGTGTTGTAAAAATTGTTTTGTTTTTCTTGTCGTTCAATTGTTTTTGGATGAAGTAAACAAAAGTCATCTAGTGGGGGTAATGTACTATAAGTTTTGAACCCATCCAACCTTTCATGTACTTTATTTATCCATTTTATTGTAGGAATATTTTTGTATATTCTCCACTGATAATCAGGGAAATTGATTCTGTCGCCTTCAACTTTCCATTTCCATTTCTGGATATGTTCCTCGGTGAGACCACTTACGGTATTAATCCGAGGAACTAAGTATACATCCACATCAGGATTGCTCTCTAAAATACCTGGTAGCATGTTGAGTAAATCAACACTAGGTATTTCATCAGCATCGACCTGGAAGATATATTCTCCAGAACAGTGTTTAATTAGTTCGTTTTTATAAGCAGCAAAATCTTTATTTAAGGGGAAAAAGTGGTGTTTAATACCTCTATTTACAATTACCCCAATAACATCATCGGTATGATTATCCTTATCAATTTGGATAATAATTTCGTACTCAGGAGATAGAGCTCGTTCTTGAAGATAATCAAGTAGAGTCTCTAACTCCTTATGTTCGTTACAAACCGTTATTGCTATACTAATCATTCTGGTAGTACTCCAATGTACGAAAGGGCTTCCATATACTCACGCTCAGGGAATTCTTGAAGAGTAGACATATCCATTCTCCACTCATAGAATTGTCCTTCTTTACCTGGCATTGGGTATTTGGTTTTTTCTTCTTCACTTACCTTTACTGCTTTTACAGCGGCCCAATTCCAATTAAAAGCACTAGCTCCATTTGCAAATACCATTCCTTGAGTAGGAATATTTACTGTTGAAGGCATCCAAAACTTACCATCTTCATCTTTATAAAATAAATCCTTATAAAGTTCTGGAAGTATGGCTATTTGTTGCTCATAAAATTCTTCACCTTCTTTCATTATGGAGTTGGTTTGGAAACCACACCCATAACAAAAATATGTTTTAATGTCCTGGTTTACTTCATCTACATAACAAGCATCAGAACCACATCGAGTACAATTAATTAGATTATCCATTTGTATTTAATTTTTTAAGTTTTGGTATTTCAATTTTTTTCATTGCTGGTAGTTTAAGTTCTACCTCTTGAGGAAACTCAGGAACATATTGTGTAAGCAATTCATCTACTTTATCAGCCATTTTATCCCAACTAAATTCGTTTTTAGATTTAAATGCTTGACGTTTAGCTTTATCAGTATAGTTTTTATAGTTTTCAAATACATCTTTTAAATAAAAACCTACTTGACCATGATCTGGAGAGAACCATCTTGAATCGGCAAGTAAAAATTGATTTTTAGTACTTGGATGTACTGGAGTTAATTGACCTCCTACTAAGTTGGTAAACTCAGGATTCAAGAAATCCATCTGTCCACTCCATCCTGTTGTAATCAAAGGCTTTTTAGTCAAAGTAAATTCTAACAATGGGCGTCCATAACCTTCACCTTTAGTTAAGCTAATCATAGCTTTTACTTTTGGGTGGTTATAAAGTTCATTCATTTCTGAATCACTAAAATCACCACATAACAAATAAACATTTGGTACGTTATCTGAACCTACTGATTTTCTAATTTTCTTAATTTTCTTTAAGAGTTCTTCTCTATCATAGTAAGATGAACCTACTTGAGCTGTTTTTAGAATTAATGCGGGTTTGTTAACTTTATTTTTAAATGTTTCAAAAAACGCTTTAACTAGTAAACCTACATTTTTTCTATCCTCACCCAAATCACCTTCCATCCAGTGACCTACAAACAAGTAAGCAAATTTTTCTTTAATAGAATCTAGGTTGATATTTTTAATTTGGTGTGATTCAATTACTTTATAAATGTCTGTATCAGCACCTTCAAACAATACTTCAACTGGTTTTTCTAGAGTTACTTCACCTTCTAGAGCATTGGTTTGTTTGTTTCGTTTTTCAAACTTAGATTCTTCAAATACTTTTTTAGAATGGTTTGATGATACAAAAGTTAAATTCATTCTATTAATACCTTCAATCCAATCTCCAGGACAAACAGTACTTTCAATACCTGCTGTGCAACCAATATTAAATTTTCCAATAGGTTGAAATTCATTTGGTACGGTAATCTGCATCCAAATTTCTGGTTGTTTAGGTAATTGTGGTGAAGTTAAAGCATGATCCATCAAAAATGACCACTCAGGATTAGCATCACAAAATCCAAAAGGTGTGATACCCCATCTTTGTGATAAGAGTTTTACCTCGTACTTATCAGTTTCAATAATGGCTTTAACTAAATCTCTTGAACGAGCACCGTAGCCACTAAAGGTGTCGAAAGGGCAACTTATAATAAATAATGGTTTCATTAATATAACAATTTATGGTTTAAAACTCTATCTTTAACTTCGTTTGTATTGATTAATTCATATTTCTCTCTTGGTGTCCAAGTTTCAAATAGTTGATCAAATGCCTCTATTACTCTTTTACCTTGATGATCACCTGTAAATCCGGCTTCATCACTAATAGCCCATTCTCTACCTGCTAAACCTAATTCAGCACGTTCTTCAGGAGACAAATTGTAAACATTCATAATCTGTTTAGCTGCATCTTCTGCCTCACATCTATCATCAAAGATATATGGGGTTGGAGGTGAACCAACAATTGAACGAGATGTTGGGTATACTGGGAAAGCCCACTTACCATGTTTTTTATAAGTACCTCTATGGTTTGAAGGGATTTCTGGAGATGGTGTGTACCAATTTCCATTTTCGTCTTCAAATCTCATTTGGTCTTGCATTCCACCTGTTACGTTTGCAATAATAGGTCTACCTGCTAAGATAGCTTCGGTTAAACTTAATCCCCAACCTTCGTTAGATGTTAACAAAATTTGAGCATCAGTACTATTATACAACATGTTCATTTGTCCGTTATCAAATCTAGCATCAGTAAAGATAACATTATACTGTTCACCATTTAATAACAACTCAATTACGGCTTCCAAATCAGTACCATGTTCGTTAACTCGTTCTGTATGAAGTACTAAACAACATTTTTTAGCTTGTTCAATAGGTAATTGATCAATAAAAATTCTGTAAGCTAAAAGTGTATCTGGAATTTGTTTACGTCTGATGTTTCTTGAGTTAAACAACAAAGCAAAATCATATTCTTTACCTTTGAATAATTGTTTTTTAAATTCCTTTAAAGCAGAATCATTTTTATCTAAAGGTTTAAATATTTCGTGATTCAATCCATGAGGAATATATTTAAGAATTCTATTGTTAGCAACATCACCTAAAACCAATTTATTGATATTTACTGTTTGTTTTGAAATACCCATCAACAAATCACATGCCTCATAGAATGGTTTGTTATATAAAGGTGCTGGGTAATCATCCCAAATGTTTAAGTAAGTAATAGGGATTGTTCTACGGATTTCGTTTTCCATCATAAACAACCAAACAAAATAACGAGGATCAGTAATCAACATAATTGCATCTGGTTTCTCGATTTTGATAAGTTGTCTCAAAATATCAGGATTACCATACTCATCAACAGGATATAAAGTAACAGATGTATCTGTTAATCCTGTAGTCTCGTTTGTTGATTGTGATAAATCAAAACGTTTTCCGTTATCAGGATGTTTAATAGCTCCTCCGATGTTTACCCAATTAAAATGTTGGGCTGTATGGATTACAATTTCTCTACCTACTGTTGCTACACCAGAGTGAACTCTAATATCATCACAAATAAGCATAATTTTCTTCCTCTTATCAGGAGGTAAGTAAGCAAAACTTGAATTCATGTGTTTTTTAATTTTTAATTTCTAGGTTGTTGTGTGAATGAACTTTTTTACGAAAATCTTCATCTGTAAGATACAAATGAATAGTGCGGTCGGCAAGTTTTTGTAAAGAAAATTTGTACTTAACACAGGCAATCTTGAAATCCTCGAATAACTCACTCTGTACTTTCACAGAGGTTAATGTCATATCCTTTTTATTTGTCATAGCTTTTATTTTATTGTAATTATAATATCTGATATTTGGCAAACTCTTTGTATTTTTCTGGTTTGTTAATTCGGGTTTGAAGTTGTTGGATGTCTAAGTTTATAATTTTACTTAATTCATACATACTATTATAAGTAATATTTAATTCTTTATCATATATTTTAAAAGAGAATTTACCATTTGTATCTATTATATCTCCTTTTTCCCATTCTTCATTATGAATAAAAAATTCTTTATTAATTAAATCATGTCCTTCTTGTATTAATTTATTAACCCAATATTGTTCAATATCATAGAAATAATCTAAAATTTTCATTTTTAGTTTAGGATTATTTAGATTACATTTATGGTTAGCTAATCTTGATTTTGGAGTATTAGATTTACCAACATATTTTATTTGATCATTTTCATCAATTAAAGCATAAACATAAATTTTAATTCCTTGATTTTGAATGTTATCCATAGTATCTACTAATATATATATTATAAATATATCAAGATTCTTCAAGATATACCTTTATCACATAATTCTTTATTGTCTTTAAACGGACAATACTTACAACCATTAAGCGAAGGATTTGGTTCATGAGTTACGTCTTTGTAAGAACCGTCTGTGTTAAATACACCTTCTATAAAACTTGTTACAGCATTTACTGCTTTATTTACTTTTACTTTACCAGATGCTGGAGTAAATTCTTGTATTCGGGAGATAGGAAATGGGGAGTCTTTCCATATTTTACGTTTAACAATAAAGAATTGTATATCAATTTTTTCAATATCAACTCCAAATTGTTTAGCGAAGAAATACTTATAAAGTATTAATTGGAATTGTTTTGTTTCGTCTTTTTTCTCATAATCACTCCAACCTTTAGTAGATGTTTTAATATCTAGGATTTTAAATTCGTTATAAGTTTCGTTATACAAAACAACATCCAAATAACCTTTATATAAAACATTATTAAATTGAGGTAGTGGAGTTAAAACAATAGGAACCTCACACCCAATTAAATGCCATCCCCTTTTCCCAAAAATACCTGCTCTATTTTTCTTTACAGCTTTAATGATTTCAAGTCCATCTTCAAAAAATTCTCTCATTTGAACAGGATCACTAAAGTGAACCTTTTTATTTGAGGTATAATCTTTTAAGTATGTTTCTCTAAAACGTTCTTCAAAATAGGTATCTAAATCAATTCGATCAGCGGCAGCACCACTTTCCTCGTATATAGTTGTTATATAATGCTGTAAAGTTTCATGCAACGCTGTCCCAAACGTCATATGAATCGATGACTCAGACGTGTAGAAACCGTCTTTATACTGTAAAGACCATTTGCGTGGACAGTTAGTATACATAGAGAGTTGACTATACGAGATCGATTTTTGAGTCGCATAGTTAACCTCATTAACTGGTTGCTTTTTGATCTGCTTTACAATAGCAGGTATTTTTTTCTTTCGTCCCAAAACTACTTACCACCTAGGGTCTGTTTCAATTTTTCAAGATACAAAATACCATCTTGAAGTTCTTGTTGAGCATGATTAATCCAGTCTAGTACTGATAAATCTTGTCTATCAAGGGTATGTCCATATTTTTCTTTACCTTGAGCTGCTCTTGAAATAAAACTATCAACAATAGAATCTACTACTGAATCTGTTTTAATAACTGTTCTTGTTTGGGGATGTTCTCCCCTAATTCCTAAATCGCTGTTTTTTGTCATTTAACTTCTTTTAATAACTTTTTTATTTCCTTTTCGTCAACCCCTGATTTTTCAAGGATTTGTTCTACTCCGGCTTTTTTTAATAACTCAATGTATTCTTCTGCCTCACCTAGTGATACTGTAAAATGGTTAGCAATGTGTTGTAACAATTGTTCATTTGATTTTTTACGTGAACTTTTCACGTACTTGAGGAAGACATTCTTTTTAGGTAACATATGGCAGTAGTATTTATAGGTTTTTTCTTTTTCGGGATATGGTATCCTTTGGCCATAATTCGCAACCTCTGTATACCCCTCATACATACTAACAAAACGGTGAACCATGTAAGAATTAAACGAGTTTTGCTGGTCTTCCGTAAAAGATGACCAGGCTGATTTCGTTGTTGTTATCTCCTTAAGCCAATCAAATATTGTCATCTTCGAATTCTGCTCTCAATTCTTTAGGAAGCAATTCTACTAATACTTTTCCAGTTACTACATCATAAAAACATGGTACAGGAATAACTCCGTCCTCTGATGTGCCTGTTACAAAACGAGATACTTTACGTAAAATAACTCCTTCAGCAAATACATGATTGCCTTCTGGTGATGTGATAGCTTTAGTGTTTTTAATGTCGATGTTGACATTCATTTGTGGTTTATTGTTCATTGTTTTCTTTTTTATGTTTTTTCCAGTCTAAATAAAATCCGGTAGCAACTAATATGTTCATACCGAAAGATGCTATTATTTCTTTAATATCATCATATACATTCATAGTTAGATGAATATGTCCTACTGCCCAAAACGGAATAGATAAATTACTAGCTACCCACATTATGAAAAATAGGACAAATTTCTTCATATAACTCTTTTACTTGAAATTAATGACAAGATTCTAGAAATCAAAGCCATAGTGTTGATTTCTTTATCGATCCTGAAGTTGGAATGATATTGGTACTCTTCAATATAAATTACTACCTCACCTACACTTAATGGAGCATACTTTTCTACATTGTCATACAAGTATCTAAACATGTCTTCAAAATCATTTACATTTGAGTCAGCAATTATTTGTCTAATGTTATTAAACGATTTAGCTGTTGGTTTACATAGTTCCGCGAGCACCTTGTTTTTGTAGCTATTAGACACTAATATACTCTTATCTACAACGATTTCATTGCCGTTAACACTCATTTGTAGTGTGTTAAGCATTTTACGGATATCAGGATAGTGTTGATTAATAACTAATTTCAAATCATCAGTACTACAATCAACTTCCTCCTGTTTAAGGATATTCATAATATGATAAGCAACCTCGTTTTTGGATGGAGGTACGATTTTTAGTACTTGACAACGAGACTGTAGAGGATCAATCACACGTTCAATATAGTTACAAGTTAAAATAAAACGAGTTGACCTTGAAAATGTTTCAATGATATTACGAAGCGCTGCTTGACCCTGGATTGTAATATAATCTGCTTCATCCAGGATAATTACTTTAAATGGTTTAAATGAGGCAACAGATGCAAAACTCTTAACTTTTTCCCTAATTGTATCAATTCCATTTTCATCACTAGCATTGATGTACAAGTATTCACAATCAAGATTATTAACAATAAGTTTTGCTAATGTAGTTTTACCAGTTCCTGCTGTTCCGTAAAACAGGAAGTTTTGAATATCATTTTGTTTTAGATAATGATCAATCGTTTGTTTGATGTTTTCATTACCAACATAATCCTCAAGTGTTTGGCTACGGTATTTTTCAACCCATAAAGTATGCTCTCTCTTAGAACTCATAGTCTCCGTATATTGAATATTTTTTAGGTTCTGGTTCTTGAACTTCTACTTCATTACTAACAATAGCATAAAGTCTACCTGAGATTAAATCTAATCTAAAAGCTTGTGGCTTAATAGTAGCTTTTTGATACCATGCTTCTAAAGCATCTGTTAATGAATGTTGAATTTTTTCAGTACCATGTACTTTCCAATTATCACCTGGGGATTGACGGATTGCTACCTCGATTAATTTTTCTTGTATTTCTATTTTGCTCATAACTTTACTTGGTCTTGAAAATAAGGAATTAATTTTTCAATAGGATAATTTATGTAAGTATGACCTGCTGTGGCCATACCTACATAAATCCTATCAGTACCAGGAACAAAATATAATGCTTTGACGGTAAGTAATTGACCATCAATATTAATAAGTTTTCCGATTAATGATACTGCGTCTTGCATACCTATGAATTTACATCATTCCCATCATATCTCCAAACCCACCTTCATTTTTCTTTTCTTCGGGTTTGTCAACAACAACGGCTTCTGTCAATAGAATAGTACCTGCTACTGATGCTGCATTTTCAAGTGCTGTGCGAGTTACTTTAGCTGGGTCAATGATACCTGCATCCCTCATATCAGTGAAGTCTTCGGCTTTCAAGTCCCAACCATACCAATAATCACCACCTGTTACGGCATTAATAGCATTGTAAATATCCTCTTGCTCATAACCAGCGTTTGACAAGATTTTCTTAAATGGAGCAGCACAAGCATTATAAACGATTTGTGAACCAATATCTTCAACATTGATGTTAGTACGAGCATGTAACAATACAGATCCACCACCTGGTACGATACCTTCTTCAAGAGCGGCTTTAGTTGCTTGAAGTGCATCATCAACACGGTCTTTTTTCTCACGCATTTCTGCTTCGGTATGACCACCAACATGTACGATTGCTACACCACCAATAAACTTAGCCAAACGTTCTTGCAATTTTTCTTTCTCGTAAGGGGAAGTTGATTTTTCAATTTGGTTTTGCAATTCTTCAATACGATTTGTAATTGCATCTGAATCACCTTTACCATCAACCAAAGTTGTAGTATCTTTGTTTACAGTAACTACACGAGCTTCACCAAACCAATCCCAACTGAATTTATCCAATTTCATACCTTTTTCAGTACTGAATACTTGGCCACCAGTCATGATAGCGATATCTTCAAGGATCAATTTACGACGATCTCCAAAATCGGGAGCTTTAACAGCAACTACTTTCAAAATACCACGAGCTTTGTTTACGATCAAAGTAGCAAGCGCTTCACCTTCTACATCCTCGGCAATAATCAACAATGATTTGTTTTGGTTAGAAACCGCTTCCAAGATAGGCAACAATTCTTTTACTTGAGTAAATTTCTTGTCTGCAATCAAAATCAAAGCATCTTGAATACTTGTACTCATAGTGTTGTTGTCGGTAACAAAATAAGGTGATTTGTAACCTCTTTCAAACTGCATACCCTCTACTGTCTCAAGATATGTTTCACCATTCTTAGATTCTTCGATGAATACAACACCTTCACGACCTACTTTCTGCATTGCAGTAGCGATCAATTCACCTACTTCAGGATCATTGTTTGCTGAAATAGTGGCAACTTGTTTAAGTTGGTCTTCACTTGAGATATCTTCTTTAATATCTGTACGAATAAAATCAACCAACAGCTTAACTGTTTTGTCAATGCTACGTTTGATTTCTACAGCATTAGCTCCATTGTTCAAATGTGTCAAACCTTGTTTAACCATTTCCTGAGCCAACAAAGTAGATGTTGTAGTACCATCACCAGCATGATCTGCGGTTTTGATAGCTGCTTGTTTTACCAATTGAACACCCAATTCCTCGATTGGATCTTCCAAAGAAATTGAACGTGCTACAGTAACTCCATCTTTTGTTGATTGAGGAATACCTTGGTTAGCAATAACAACGTTACGTCCGTTAGGACCAAGCGTTGCTGTAACAGCGTCTGCTAGTTTATCTACACCAGCTGATAGTTTTTTACGTGCCTCAGGGCCGAATTCTATAACTTTACTCATATTTTAATTGTTTTTCTTTTTTTATTGTTTGTATTTCCATTTAAATTTATATGCTGTATCTAATTGACCTTGCAAACATCTATAGATACTCATATTGTTTTGTTTTTTTCCTAAATAATATAATATTTCTTTTACTGAATTCCACTCTTTGATGAAATTATTTTGCAAATCATATTGTATTACTTTTTTAAAGGTTATTGTATTATATTTTTTTCCTAAGTTAAATTGTTTACCTTTGTTTGATTTACTTATTTTAGCTTTTCTTTCATCACTACAAGGTTTTTTCTTTAATCCTTTATTAGATAAACCAATTTTTATATTAGTTTCAGAGTTCCGGATTTTTGTTTTGGGTTGATTTTTACCAATTTTTGTTTTTATTTCTTCAGTTTGGTAATCTCGTCCTCCACCTCCTTTATTTTTGTTTTTTAAATAAAAACCCCATTGTCTAAATTGTTCTATCCAAAATATTTCTGATGATTTCCAATTAGTAGTTTCATCTAAAACTTCTAATAATATATCATTTCCATATTTTATTTTATGATTAGACAATCTTTTATCTAAATTAAGAGTTTTTCCAATATAGAAAATTGTTTTATTTTTACTTAAGGTATATATATAATACTTTTTCATAGCACATTTTATTATAAATATGCTAAGATTTGATTTTCTTTAACCTTCAACTACCTTTCCAAGAATTTGATTCTCAGGCCCAATCCAGTACTCATCACCTTCATGTTCCAATTTACTAAATCCCATAGTAGGTAGTACTACTACATCTCCAACTGTAAGAATAGTATCAATCCAAACTCCGGTTACTGAATAATAACCTTTACCGACTGCTACTACTTCTCCAAGTTTGTTCTTTTCATTCCCCAAATCGGGAACAATGATTCCACCGTATGAGGTTTCCTCTGCCTCTACCGGTTTAACGATAACTGCGTTGTATAATGCTTCTAATTTCATATTCCTGTGTTAATTAATGAGTTGATTGTTGTTTCAATTTGTTTGTATGTTTCAAGATACTCCATAATAGAACTATAATTTTGTTTGTCGTTTGTTTTATTACGAGCAATTGCTTTTAAACAGCTTCCAAAATTACTGTAATGTCCTAATGCTTTGGTGTAATCTTTTCCAGCTACATTACCTTCTGTATAACGAGTGTCAGGGGTAATAGTTTCATAAACTGTGTAGCAATGTGAATCCTTACCAATAAAATAAGGTTCGATTTTTTCATCTCTAATGAATGTGTTGTTGGATAACTCTTCTTTTTCTTTTGTCATAACAGTCTTTATTTCCGGTAATATACGAATTTTTCTTTAAGATTCCAAATTTTCTTCAATAATTGGTTGTTCTTCTTCAATAACTTGAGCTTCTTCTATTAAACGGACAAACCAAAACATTCCATCTTTTCTAAAAACATTTGTTGTATTAGTGTATCCTTTAAATAAATTTGTATCAATTCCTGTATGTTCAGGGATTAATCTAATAATGTGATATAATTCGTCTTTAATAGCAATTAGTGGGATATTCATATTAATAATCTTTAGAAATTACATAATATTCACTTTTAATACTTCCGTTATCAAAAGATAATTTCATAATTCCATCTAAATTAATTCCCATAGTACAATGTGCTACGTCTTTATTACAATACATAATTTCTTTAATCATGTTGGAATCATAATTAACTTTGAAATCATTTGGTAGATCATTAGTTTCAATATCTGGGATGTAGAATGATACTTTGTTTGAATATTCAATATTACCACCAAATACCATTTCCAATTGTAAATCACCATCAGCGTTAGTAAATGGTTTAAATACAACTGTGTCTGTGTCTGCCAAAGCAGATTTTGCTCGTACTATAGAATTTATACTTTCGTTATCTAACGTGGCTTCAATGTTGTATGCCTCATCACCAACATACTCACCTGATGGAGGTATGATCATTGTGTCTGCTAAAGCATAATTAAGTGTGAATTGGTTATCAGCTACAATAAGTTTTGTAATTAGTTTATGTTGTTTAACATATTCTAAACTTAATGGACCATTTGTAATAGCTAACAACTTAAGTAGTTGAGTAGTATTACTAATACCAATTGATGAATCCTCTAAATCAAAATCATCACAAGTAACAACCCCAATCATTGATTTATCAGGGGCTTTAAACTTGATCGTTAATTTGTTGTCTTTAATATCCCATTTAACAGCATCATTTTTGCCATTAAGGTAATATTTTGAAATAATCGAAACTAAATCTAATTTATTAATCATAACTTGTTTATTATAAATATAGTAAAAACTATTTGGATAACCAAATTTATTTATTATTATTTACAACTCTCCAAACAGCTTCTAAATTAAGATTAACACTTTTAGCTATTTTTTGATATGTAAATCCTTGTTGCCTTAATCTTATTATTTCTTCTTTTTTAGATTGGATTTTGTCTGATGTAGGTCTGTTGTAGGGTTGGGAATTTGTTTTTGGGATATCTTTTAAAGCATTTCTTACATTATCCCACCTATCTCCTATCACATCAGCTATATATTGATATGAGTAACCTTGTTGTCTTAATTCTTTAGCTTTATCTAAAGTTTTATAAACAATAGAACGTTTCATTTTTTGCTTAACTTCCTCAGAATGAGTAATAGGACCACCCCCACCTTCATTTTCATTTAAAACATCAAACCCCCAAGCTTTAAACTGATTAATCCAGTATGTTTCTATAGGTTTCCAATTTTTTCTATCTAAAGAATTTATTTCATCTATTTCTGAATATTCTATTTGATAACCAAATTTTCTTTTATGGCCTGATTTTCTAGAATTTTTGGTTTTTCCTATATAGACTTTATTAGGATCGTTGTAACAATTAGTTACTAAATAAATGTATGTAATATGTATCACTGTAATTTATAATTTTGGTCGATTATAAATATTACAGAATTTGAGCCCTTTTACAGGGCTCTTATTATTTTACAAAATTTCCCAATGTTCAGAAGTTGTAGAACTCCCTTCTAGTTTTTCTATAAAAGATGGTTTATCTAGATTAGTGTGAAAATTAACATAAGCAACAAAATCATCTCCTTCATACTCTATATCTTTTACCTCACTTGAATCAATAGTATTTGCTACTTTTAAACCGTATAAAGTAGTTTTTAACACTTCTAAAGGATCATTAAACCAATTCTTATTGACAGTATATTTAGTTCTAATAAAATATTGATTTTCATTTAAACGAGATTGAGTAGTAAGTTTGTTTTCTACTAACCACTTACTAGGATCGAAATTATCTGCTTTTTTCATATTATTTAATATATCATAAATATACTAAGGAAACTTTAGATTTCCAAATGACTTCTTTAAAACTTAAAGAATTTATTAATATTTGGATTAAGAACTACTGCACCCCAGTTAAGATCACTATACAAACTTTCTAATTTATTCTTCATTACACTATCAAACAAACCGTCTCTGTCTATATATTTTTCAGCAAACTCTAATAATTCAGGAGCATCATTGTAACCATTTAAAGCAATAGCATCTATTCTGTATGGATTATCTTTCAAGTATACTAAATAAATTTTATCTCCAATCTGGAATGTTGGGTATTTTTTATCTAATTTCTTAAACCGTAAAATATCATTTGTATAAATAGCTGCTTTAGTATTAATAGGACATTTTAAAGCCAATTTAGAAAATATTTCACCTGCACCTGGAGGTCCTGCTAGGTATTCTCCCATTTTCTTTAGACCTGTAGGTTTAAGAATATTTTTCCAACCAATTGTTCTTATTTCGTTTCTAAAATCTAATATTTGTTTATCAATATCTGTTTTAGATTTACCAAACATAATTTCATTAATAATGTGTTCACCAAACTTTTTAAACAATGGAGGGAAATTTGATTTCATCAAATCTAGACCCTTCATATCCAATTCGTCTACAGGAACACCTTCTTTGTTAACAATATGTTGGGCGTATCTTCTCTTACCTGCAAAATAACCTCTATCAAGTACAACCTCTTGCTTTAGCTCAAAATAATGTTGTGTGTTTTCTCCTAAATTAAAAGCATCTTTAGCAAAATCACCAATAAACTTATTTGCCATTGCTTGTAATTCAGTAGCAATTACTAATATCTTTTTAATTACATCCTCTTGGTTACTAAAATTAATATCAGGATGTCTTGCTTTTAATAAATCCTTACACTGAATGAATAGTGAATCGGTATCACTTGTAACAATATAATCTACTGGTGTTTCATTGCCTAATTCATTATTTAGGTAATTATTCATATTAGCAATACTTTCTTGTAACAAGCGTTGACCTGTTAAAGTAATTGCTTTACTAATAAATTTATGTCCATCAGTGTATCTCCAACCATTGATAGCAAATACCCCGTAAACATCATTCAATTTAATCTTATACGCGTGTTGACGCTTATTATAAAACTCTCCCATAACAGGGTCGTTATCTACTTTGTATGCTTTTTTCATGAGCTTTTTATACTCTTGACGTTTAGCAAACCAGTCAGATAAGATTTCACATACAACACTTAATTTATCTTTACGGAATATTACTCCAGGTGCTGAAATGATAAAATCATTTTGTTCAATAATTTTTATCAATTCACCTACAGAAATCTGTGCTTCAGATAATCTACGATCCCGTTTAACTTTTTCAATAGTAACCACTTTATTAGGATCCATTGATTTAAGTTCCTTAAGTGACCATTGATTATCAAATTTATCTCTGTTAACAACTCGCCCTACTAATGTTTCAATCCCCATATTGAGTGAACGGATAATAGAGGGATACAGTGAGGTAAAATCCAAATCAATAACCCACTCATACAAACCAGGTACAGGATCTTTTAAATAACCTCCAGCATATTCCTCTTGTAATGTTTTTAGAGCTGGATTGTAGGTAGTAGGTTTATTAGGTGAAACTATACCTTTACGTTTTAGGTAAGTTAAAATAGCTCCATCATTTAGTACTGTAGAGTAATAAATTGATTCATAAGTTGTATGACATAAGTGAGCAATTGTAACTGTTAATTCAATAAACTTAAGTGCTTTCTCTAGTTCAACAATAATTTCAACGTCTCGAATGTTATACTCAATAAACTTATCTACATCCTCAACAAATAATCTATCAAGTGAACCGTTGTATTCAATCTTACCTAACTTAACATATTTTTCTCCAATATTACCTAACGCGTAACTTGGCTCTTGTTTAGTAATAAACTTTTTAAACAAGTTCATGTAATCAAGATGGTTAACACCTGCAATGTTTACGTTTTCAACAGCCCCATTTGCCTCATACGTTACATCAATTTTTACTTTTTGAATTGGAGACAAATAATTACCCATATCATTTCCCATCACTTTATTAATACGATAATACAGGTAAGGTATATCAAAAAACTCACTATTCCATCCTGATATGATAGTAGGGTCTAAATTAATCCACAAATCAAGAAAACCATTAAGTAATTCTTTTTCCGTTTTATAAGGGATAACCTCTTTACTCTTTGATTTGGCTTCACTCATTAGTTGCTGTTCATCTAAAATCAAACAATAATATTTTTTACTATTGTTATCATATAAAGCAACTGATGTAATTTTACCTTTAGGATCCTTAATGTTTTCAGGTGTAAGTGCTCCTGCAATTTCACACTCAATATCCAAATAAACTAAATTATGGTATGAAGGTGTTTCATCTGATTCATAATAAAAATCTACTAATACACGAGTATCTTTATCAACATCCTTTTCAAAATATTTAGGATCTTTCCAATCATCCATCTTTTTTACAGGAGATACACTCTGTCCATCTAAGGTTTCAAATTCACCATCTGGATCAAGTTGGTATAGAGTGGGTTGATATTTAAATGTTTTCCAACCTTTTATATCATCTCGTAAATGATATTCGTAAGTGTTTCTATCGTAATAGATGGATTGATACATGATGTGAATATAATAAAAAGAGCCTGGTTTCCCAAGCTCTTAATTTAAAAATGAATAAAAAATTATTTTTTATAGGCTGTGTTTAAACCTTGCCATTGACTTCCTTCACCACCATACTGCTCTCCTACCTCACCTACTTGCCAGAATGCAATTTGTCCAATACGAGCATTTTTTTCAATAACAATAACACTTGTTACAATCATTGTTGTGTTCATTTGGTCACAATAGAATCCTGGATCCCACCAAGGTGATTCGATAATAGTTCCTGTACGATACAAAGATGAGCGGTGAGTAATTTTAGCGGCAGCATCAGCTGGTACTTTAATTCCCTCGTTAAAGGTAACAGAATATACACCTTTTTCTAGTCTCCAACATTCTCTACCGTCTATAAGTTGAGTTGGAAGCTCATGGTAACCTGCGGCATCAATATGAGTTTTGTCTGTATAGACAACAGAACCCACATCAATACGCTCAATTTTACATACTGACAGGTCAATGCCAATTTGTGCACGTTTAGAGAAATCTGATTCAATAACGTGATTTGCGATTTGATTTGAATTTAATAACATTACTTTAATTTATTTAATATTTTGTCCCAAAACAAGTCTAACTTGTCTTTTCTTGCTTTACATCCACAATCATCATAACCCATTCTTTTGGCTATGAATAAAGCAATTCGGTGGCCTTGTCCAAAAGTAATTATCTTAATCAACAGTTCAACAATACCACCTAGCTTCATTATATTTTTCCGTATTGGATTTGAATTACTTTAGCACCACGAGATTCTACAATACGTCTTGCATCTTGTTCACTCTCGGCTTGAACATGAGTTTTTGTGGTTGAAATACTGTTTCGTTCTTTAACAGTAACGGTGTATGTTCTTTTTTCCATAATTAGATCTGGTGGCCTCCGTTATTGATTTTCAAGCTGTCGAAGAATTCTTTACGTGCTTGATTTTCGTTGTTCAAGAACACTCCTGATGCTTTTGTAGTAACCATTGAGGCACCTTGGTGTTTAATACCTCTACAGCTTACACAATTGTGAGTTGCAACTACAGTTACAATTACACCTTTGTTATTTTCACAGATTTTATCTACTGCTTGGTGAATTGCTGATGTAAGTTGTTCTTGAATAGCACCTCTACGTCCAAAATGCTCAACAATACGATTCAATTTAGACAAACCAATTACAGAACCATTTTCACCTACAATGTAACCAATATGAACTACACCTCCGATTGTTTGGTGGTGATGAGAACACATTGAAGTAAGTGGAATGTTACGTTCAATAACAATACCATCATAACCATCACTTGGAAATGAGGTAATATCACTCATTGGTTCATATCTGCCTTTCCACAAATCAAATACATAAGCTTTAGCTACACGACGAGGAGTATCTGAACTATTAGGGTCATTTCTCCAATCACATCCTAGGGCATCTAGGAATTTACCATATGCTTCGGTTGCATTTTCTACCATGTCCCATTTTTGTTCATCAGTAAGTGGGAAGTTAGGTGCTACACCGTTAGCATAACCTTGTTTTACACACTCTAGATCGAGTGTAAATGTTTTTTTATTTTCCATAACTTATATTGTAATATAATAATAATTTTTTAAATAAACAAATCAAATGGAATAAACATTTGATAAGTTTCTGTAATAGCCATTTTCATCATCTAATCCATAACCTACTAACCATTCCTCTTCTACATCAAAACCATTGTAGTGGATTCCGTCTACTGGAAGAATTAAACTTGGTTGAGATTTACGTTTGAATAAAGTAACTACTGAAATTGTTTTAGCCCCTTTAAGATCTAATTCAGCAATCAGGTGTTGAATTGTTTTTCCTGAATCAGCAAAATCATCAATTAGGAAAACGTGTTTGTTTTTAATATCACACTCAATGTCCTTAGTAATTTCAATTTTACCCTGTTTTTTACCTGTGTATGATTTTACTCTAACAAAATCACATTCAACAGGAATTGTTAAGTGTTTTACAAACTCAGTAAACACCATAAACCCTCCATTAAGGATTCCTACCATAACAAATTTGTTATCGTCTAAGTAATGGGCATCGTTTACCTCATGAGCTAACTCATGAATACGATTTTCAATGTCTTTATGATGGAGATACAATTTCATACAAAACTTTTTTAATTTCTTTTGGTCCTTCAAATTTGTGTTTACCGTTTTGATCTTCAATTACCAAAGTAGGTACCCATTGTACTCCATTAGCTTCAGTAATCAAATCATCTTCATATGTATTTACCATTTGAATGTTTAAGTGTTGGGAAAACTCATTAATAATAGGTTTTAAATCAGCACACTTACCACACTCGTTAGTATAAAAAAATGTTATTTGTGGTTTCATATATTATAAATATTATAATTTTGAGGGTGGAGTATTAAATACTCTTTTAACTTGTTCTGAAATTGGGATTGGGCTTCCTTCTTCATCTACTCTTACAAAGGTCATACTTGTAGCTAACAGAATCGCTTCATCACCTCTAAATACGTTATATGCTCTTGCCTCAACATTAAAGGTAGCTGATGTATTTCCTATTTTAACTAACTGAGCGTAAATTTTAACAAGTTGTTTTTCTTTAGCTGGTTTTTTAAACACACACTGATCCATAGCAATAGTAATCATGTTTTGACTTCTACATTTTTCCATTGCATAGGCAGCAACCGCGGCATCTAACCAGCTAAGCAATTTGCCGCCGAATAGATTACCGTGGAAACCTAAATCTGATTTTTTAACAGGATGTGTAGATAATAAATCCATTAAACAGCTCTCTTAGTATCGTAAGCAATAATGTGGTCTCTACCAGTCCAGTTATAACCCATTTCAAATGCTTTTTCTAGTGAAATAGGATATTGTTTAATCAATTCCTCTCTAGTATCACCAGCAGGCATCAACCATGTTTTATTCTTTGGAATATTATGTTTTACTCTAAATTCCTCAATTTCAGCCATTGTTTCTTCAGTACCATCATAAACTGGTTTGTAGTGGTAATCTGAATGGTAAGCTAATGTTTTACTGATGGCATCATGATTCAAACGTAAACTATTGTGTTTGTCGATCATTTTTTGATCCACGAGCTTGCCCATTGGAGTGGTAACGTCAAGCTTAGGAATAGAATTGCTAAACTTTGGAGATAAAGATACCAACCCAAACGGATAATCAGTTTCAATAAAGTGGCTACCTTCTGTCTCAATGGTTATACATATACCACGTTCATGAGCAAAGTGAGTTAACTCATTACACAAATCAGGTTGCATAGTTGGTGAACCTCCTGTTAACATCATTTCTGTGATTTCAGGATTTTCATCATAAATCTTAATAATGTCATTAAATGTGTAAATACCTTTTTCAGGGTGGATACTTGTATACCAAGAATCACACCATCCACCAGCACCAAACCAACAACGGTGTGTACAACCTGTTGTTCTAATAGCTACTGTTGGGCGACCTTGTCTTGAACCTTCACTTTGAATACAAGTATAAACTTCAAGTACAGGTAATCTTTTGTTATAGTCGAGAATACGACCTGGTTTTTTATCTTCCATATTAATTTTCTGTATAAATTGATGAATTTTTATTTGCTTCCCAACACTCTACTTTGGTTACTTTAACTCGACCACCACCTTGTTTAGACAATTCCTCATTGAATTTATCATAAACCATTTTAGCAGCACTTTCTGCTCCAATTTTATCCATTACTCTCAAATGGCATACTGTAGGATTCATTGATTCAAACAAGTCCAAATATGGATCATCTTTTTCAATCAATAAAGTATGGTCCCACATATAATCCATCCAATCTTTTAAACCATTTCCAATTGGTTTAGATTTAAACCCACCGTAATCTTGAATCCAGTTCATTTCATCTAACTGGTTTTCCTCTAGTGGTTCTACTGATTCAAACCATACTTTGAATTTCAAAGCATAGCCGTGTAACAATTGACAATGTGAATGCTGTGCTTTCCACTGTCTGATAGCAACTGAATAGTTGTCGAATAGTTTTGTTGATTGATACTTACCCATTGATAAATTGTATTACTTGTTCATATGATCTTACACCTGTGAATCTACGAACCTCTTGTCCGTTTTCCACGAGTATTACAGTAGGAACACTCATAACGTTTGCACCACGAGCTCTATCCATTTCATAGTCAATATTAATTTTTTCAACTGGAAGTTGGTTTGATACCTTATCCATAATAGGACCTAAGGTCTGACATGGTTGGCACCAAGGGGCTGTAAAATAAAATATTTGTCTCATACTAATTCTTCTATAATTCCGATAAGTTCACTAATAATTAAGATGATTGCTCCAAGGCTAATACTCCAGAATAGAGCAACGTAGCCGGAGATTCTAACAGCTGATTTTAAAAAGCTGACTGATTGATGTAGTTTTGGGTCTGGGTGGTTCATATAATTTCTTCTTCTTTAATTAATTCTGCTCCTATATTTTCTTCTAGGAGTCGAGTTGTGTTTTCAACCTGGAGGGGTTTAGCTGATTTCCAATCATAAGACCACTGGGTGTAGCCTCCAATCAGTCCTGTAAATACTTCCCCCTCCCTGTTGATAACAACATACATTGGTTTGTTAGATGTTGGTCGTTTTGGAGTCCTCATAATTTTCTAACACGGAAGATACGTACTCTTTTACGTATTCCCAAGTTACAGGACCATATTCATCAGCGTATTGAACAGCATCTTTACGACCTAGTTTAATAAATGCTTCTACTCGTTCAACAGATGAGGCTGATTTGTAATCACTAAACCATTCTTCTGATTCAACTGTATTTTCACCTTCATTATAATAAACTGTGTGTTGAATTGGTTTGTAAGATGTATTTGTTTTAGCATACACCTTATCAAAATTCAAATGAAGGTAAGTACAACACCTTTCTCCATCTTTCAAAATATCAAATTTATCACCTAACAGATAAGGAGTATAAAGGTATACTTTTTCAGAACCCCAGTTACCTAATTTAAAGGCCTCAAAATCAGCATCTCTGAATTCTTGTCTACAATCTGGATAAATTGAGTGATCACCTGCATGGATTCCCATAGCAATAGCACAATTTTTACCTGTTTGTTCTGCAATTGATAAAGCGGCAGCTTGTATGATTGAACTAAAGATTTTATTACGATTAGGAACAACTGTTGCCTTCATGTTGTCTTCAGCATAGTGTCCTTCAGGAACATCATTACCACCCTTTACAAGTGCTGAATTAAGTAATTTGTCAAGTCCTTTTAGAGTGATTGTTTGATGCTTTATTTTAGCATAGTACTGTTCATCCTCATAACGAGAGTGAGCATTCAAATACTTTACTAATTCTTTAGCACGTTGTAATTCTACATTGTGTTTTTGTCCATAATCAAAAGACAAACATGTTACTTCATAGCCATTGGCAAGTAGATGAAGCAGTAGGGTGGAACTATCCATTCCACCACTTAACGATAATACTGCTTGTTTTGTCATTAGAATGATATTGAATAAATGGTTCTAATAGATAAATCAGACATTTCGTAATCAGCTAAATCTTTATCTCTAGCTACTTGAAAGTCTACTGATTGTCCGTTCTTAGTTTCTACCCAAAGTTCTTTAATGAACTCGGTTTTTGTGATTGTTTCAAATTCGTCTCTTGTGACTTTGAAAACTGCTACTTTATTTTGCATAATTTGTTTTGTTGTTGATTGTGTAAAATTGATTGGTGTGCTAAAAGATACTGTACCTGATGTTGTTGGAATATAAGGTGTTCCTCCTGTTCCTGTGCATATCAAACCTAGTGGGGTACCAGTAGCTGTGCTTGATGTTCCTGTATATTTAAGTGGTTCCATATTATAATTTTGTTTTGTTTGCTAATCTACGTAAAAGCTCTACATTATTCACGCTTAAACGGAATCTATTTTCCCAAATAGCGTCTAATTGCTTTTTAATTTCAGCCTCGTAAGCTGGATTGATGTCTACTGGTTTCATATTATCCGTAAATCTTATTATCATCAAAGTTTATTGCTTCCAAAGCTTTTAACACTTTATCTGTTAAATTCTCTGCTTGATCTCCAAAATTACTTTGACCAGTACTAAAATAACCAATCAACCAATTTTCAGGATACATCATAATCTTTCCCTTATAAACAGGATTAGATACTTCTTTAATTTGAACTGGGATTCTAGAGGCACTAGCTGCTCTAAATACTTGATTTCCTAATTCCCTACCTGCGGCTCTGCCTAGGTAGTCGTACAATGACATAAATTTTTCCATAACTTTATATTTTTTTATTTTAATAATTTTCTAAACATTCTTAAATTCCAATCCAACAAATTATAATCTATATCTGTTGTGTAAAAGTGATCATTCATATTTGCTTTTGGTTTTTCTGTTAAACCATTACGACCATACTGAATACCATCAATTGTAGCCATAATAGGATTCGAAGTATCAATTGTTTCAATAAAACCAGCATCTTTGTACCAACTAAATTCTTGTGGTACCTGGCATCCTAATAGATGTACTCTATCGTTTGGTTGAATTATACCTATACTATACATTCTACCTACTACCTCGATTCTACCTAAAGCTTTAGCAAGATTTTTATTTGGATGGTTAGAATGATCTAAATAATACTCAGCTCCATAAGAAAACGCAATCTTTTTATAACCTAAATCTTTATATGTTTGATAACAAAGAATAGCATCTAAAAAGTTTTGAGCTTGAACTACTGCTACTTTAGTAACACCTTTAGGTAAACTAATTTGAGCCCATTTTCTAGCATTAACAATAGATGCATTTGTATCTTGCCAAACATCTGGAATTATGAATTCATTTGGTCTTAGTTCATCAATCCAGTATAATAAACGATCTTCACCATATGCTACTCCTAATTCATGTAAAGAGTTATCCATAATAGTATAAACACCGTCTTTTTTAACTCTATAAAAGAAATTTTTGTAATCCTCGTCTTTATCTAACAAGTGAGGCAAACAATACTGATAATCATTAAAATCTAGACTATCTTCCAATAAACAAATAGGAACTTCGTGAGATAATTTCATAACCGGAATATAATAATAAATATTGAATTTCCCAAATTAAAATTTAGGAACAGGTTGAATTTTTGGAAGGTTTCTTGACTCTTTATATGCCTCTAAAAACTCAGGTATAGTACCTTCAAACGATTCAAACATTTCTTTAATTTGTTCTTCAGTACCACCAAAATTTATTTTGACATCTTTAACAAACGTGGTCCAACGATTCAATTCATCACGTTCTGCATCATTCAGCAAACGTTTGCGACGCTCCCAATATAATTTTGTGATTTGACGTTCTTGCCAATCAATATTTTCATAGGAACCAGTATAATTGGATTTGTATTTGGCAATTTCCTGTTCTTCAAACCAAAACTCGTACTCTCGTTGTTTGTAATACGGGGTAACATCATAATCACCGTTTTTGGCTTTGTCCCAAATAGAGGCCATCTTAGACAACGTTTTATGTTCTTGATAACGCCTCCACCAAAAAAACTTGTTGTAAGTTTTGTTAGGTTTTGGGGGTGTTGGATCATGAGTGGCTTTCCACTTTAAACAATCTTGAATCATGCTCATATACCTTGTTCCTTTCTTAAATCAGATTCTTCTTTATCAACTTCGGAATATAAATTTAAATTCAAGTAAGTATTATTCCAAGCAATATGAGCTAAATTTTTAGCTTCTTCGGCATCCCATGCTTTACAAAATTCATACTCCTCTTGAGTAAGAACTTCTTTGTAAGACATAAGGGCATTAAAACGAGCTAATTCTTGTTCTGCTTGGTAAATTTCTTCAATTGTCATCATAACCTTTATCATTATGACATGAATATACAAAAAAGGATTGACAAAGCCAACCCTTTCTTTCATTTAGAATGATTCTAAATTAATAAATTATTATATTTTCGTCTTCATCTCGTTTCTTTTGTTTTAAGGATTGTTCATAAGCTTTAATTCGATCAATTTCTTCATCTATTCTAGCTTTTTTCCAAAAGAAATCTTCTTTACCATCATTAATTTCATTTATTTTATCTAATGATTTAATAAATTCTTCATTGATATTTTTTTCTTCATCCTCAATTATCCAATCATCTTCTTTATCTTCAATATCTTCTGTTGATTCATCTTGTTCTCTATAGATTTCGTACTGTTTTATCTCATCTTCTAAATCATCATAAGCATCAACTACTTTTCTCATGTCCTCTACTTTTTCCTCTAGTGGTGTTTCTACGCGTCTAGTAAGTTGGGCAAAAGCAAAGTTAGCGGCCACTACTAAAGCAATAGCTAATGGATCAAATACAAATATAATAACTAATATGTACCAGTTAATGATCCTGTCCATAGCAACTCCTGTAAGTTGGCTCAAATATTTTAAGGGACCTAATTCACTTTCTCCTACAGCCGTAGTTTTAATTTCTAACATTTTGGTTTCTAAAGCAAATATAGAGTCATTTACTATATCTAATTTAGCAGATAATTTTTCATCTGATTTAGATGCGTTTTCTATCTGTTTAATAGAGGCATTATTAGATTTTACTACTAAATTACCTTTACGGTCTGTAAATTGGGTTGTAGTACCTTTAGATAAAGTACCTTTTAATTCTGATAGGGATTGTTTTTCTTGTAAAATACCGTTTCTAGTATTTTCATAAAGTTTCTTTTTTGTTTCTAAAGACGCTATTTTAGAATCTACAATAGAAGTTTGGTCTGCTGTTTTCTGATAAGCTGAAGATAAGTAACCATAAATACCTGCTGATGTGATTAGGATTAATACAGTAGCGGCTATTGTTAGATACGTTCTTAGTATTTTATTTAGTTTATCCCAATATTGGTATAATAAAGAGGCAATTACTAATTTTGATACCTCTAAAGAGGCGGCCATAATCATTACAGCGGTACTGGCCCCAGCAAATAACATGCTAAGACCAGTAACACTATAAACCGCTGCTGAAGCACTTACAGATAAGGCTGAAAATGCAATGATTAAAGGAAATACCCTTGCTTTAATTTTTTCAAACATAATTTTAAAAATTAAGCTGGTGAGAGCTTATTTGCTCTCACCTGTGCTTTTTTTCTTTTTGTAATACTTGCGTTTTGGTTTTGGAGCAGGAGCTTCTTGAACTGCTACCAATTCTTTAACTGTATGTTTTACTTCTACAGGAACTGGAGCTTCAACTTCTTTATTTTCACCAAAAATCAAGTTTCTTAGTTTTTGTATAATTCCCATAACGATAAATATTTACACTATTTCGCAGGCCCCTCCACTGCATGCTTGCTGGTCCATCAATGCTGTATTATCAGCAAATTCAACAACTTTAGATAAATCTACGGCATGAAGTGAAGAAACAGCAGCTTCAAATTCCTCTTTAGTGATTGTCTCGAAAGGAGGTTGTTTATAACTTCCCAAGTCTTCCGGTAGGAATGACAATGCGGTAAAGTAGTCTTTATTTTCATAAAGCCATTCTCCAACTACAGGCCATTCATCATGCTTAATAGTAACAGTAGCTGATACGTTATGCATATTAGCACCTTTTCTATGACCTGGTTTGATCCAGTTTTTGTTAATAGTTTTAATACGCTCTAACATATCCATAGCTGATTCTTTACGTGTAATGGCACCTTCTGGAGCACGTTGAGGAACAGAAACAATTGATTGTAATGTTGGTTTGAAGAAATCATCTTCCAACATTTCAGGATGATTAATACTCAAGTAAGTATACAATGCTTCATTTTTACCTAAACGAATTCTACGTAAATAGAAATCATCGTGCCAAGCATGGATACCTGAACTAGTACCTAATACCAAAGATGTAGTACCTGAAGGTTTAACTGTAGTGACACGAGCCGCTTTATTAATACCTAATACTTTAGCAACACGTTCATTTTCATCAACTGCTACTTTAGCTGCTTCTTTCATGTTCAATTTAAATACAGCACCTGAAGCAATACCTGTCATTCCAATACCTAACAATGCTTCTTTTTCAGTTGTTTTTCTCCAAACATCTCTCAAGTAATGGAAATCAGTATATGAAGCTTGTAATGTACCAATAAATGCTGCTGCTTTAGCTCTTGCATTATATTCCTCTTGCGTTTCAATATCTGAAGCGTTGATTTCACACAAGTTACAGAATTGATTAGCTTTCAAGTTAATTTCAGCGCAAGGATTTGTTCCAGCATCTTTATCGTTTGTAAACAAGAAACCAGGTTCACCACTATTAGATGCCTCAATTTTGCCCCACAAGTTCATAAATGTTTCTTTATCAATCATGTTACGAAGCAATACTGCTGAGTTGTTGGCACGACCACGTTGTGGGTTATTTTCCCACCAAGGACCAAATTTACAAGTCAACATATCCTCATCGTGAAGATTAAACAAAGCAATCAAAGCAGCTCTACGAATACCTCCGGACAATACAGCATCAGCCAAGTGACAAATAATGTCGTGACATTCCAAAGTTGTTAATTTTTCACCATCGTTTTTACGATCCAAAATCGCTTGCATATGAATCAAAGCAATTTTCAATGGTTCAGGACCTGGTGCTTTACCACCAACAGTAATCAATGAGGCACCTTTAGCTCTGATGTCTCTAAAGTCAAATAGAGGAGCGGTTGATGTTTGTCCAAAATATGCTTTAGTCAACATACGAACGGCATCAGCCCATCCTTCAATAGAATCACCTACTAGATAACGCTTTTGTTTCAAAGGTTTTCTAATTTCGGGTAGTTGTTCAACGTGATGTGTTTGAACAGAATATCCTACTCCGCAACCTGACAATAACAAGAACATAATTTCTGAAAATGCTCTGAAATCATCGATTGGTAAGTAAGAACAGTTAAAAATACGAGCATTGTTTATTTCAATAGGTTTACCAGCAAACTGCATTGAACGCATTGATGGTAGTACCTTTTTGTCATAAACATACTTGTAAGCGGCTTCAATTTCTTCAGCCAATTGAGGAAACTTCTTTAAGTGCATTTCCTTGTTTCGAGTTACTAGCTCGTCCCACGTTTCTCTCCTGTTTTTTTCAGGTACGAATTTCGCGTATTTGAGGTGGGTAGTAATTTCAGACAAAATTTGTGATTCTGTGGTTAACATTTGTTTTTTTAATAATTTAGTTGGTTAGTTCGAAAAATTTTTGCTTAATAAGGGCTTTATCTACAGAATCGATATTACCAAATCTGCTGCTTTGTTGCTGTGATACTACTTGATCATCGTCTTCTTCAATATGGGCTGATACATCAAAGTGTCCTGTTGACGTATCTACTTTGACAGAATAGGTCATGCCGTCCATTCCGTATCGATTTTTCATAATATGAAATCTTCCTGTCCCATTTACTTTGTCTTGACGTTTCCTTGATAAGGATATAGCAACATCGGTAACCATCATTTTATCATAGGAACCGGCAGCTTTATCACCTTCAATAATATCATCTTTTGCACCAGCACGATTTACTTGAGATACTGACCAAATAGGTAGTTTTAATTCTCTAGCAAGTCCCTTAGTACTAATATAAATATCATCTATCTCGTCCTTACGCTCACCATTCCTTCTCTTTGAACGAAGAAGATCCACATAGTCAATAATAACCAAATCTGGTTTAAAGTCTAGGTCAATACATTTTTTAACATGCGATTCAATTGTGGAAATCGTTGCTTTTCCTGTGGGGAATTCTTTAATAATAAGTTGACCTTCTAACTGAGTAATAACTTCTTCAACTTTAGTTTTGTGTTTCATGATATCACCTACAGGTATTCCTGTAAAGAAAGCATCATAACGTCTACCTACATAGTCAGCTCCTAATTCAAGTGTATAGTGTAGTACATTATAACCTAGTTTAACAGCATAACCACCTAAAGCAACTAGTGACCAAGATTTACCACCACCTGGACTACCAAAAATCAATCCAAAGTCACCATCACCTAAGCCACCTTGTAACAATTCATTAAAAGGTTCAAATGGTGTAGGTACTACTACTCGGTGATTTTCTCTGTAACGTGATTCAGTATCTTTGTTATACTCGTGGCCAATATTTTTGTCTTGACCCGCTTTAAGTGCGTTATCAACGATTGTCCTGATGGAATCATAGTCCCCCGCGTTTAGGAAGTCTACGCTCGTTAACAACGCTTTTTTAAGCTGTTGGTTTTTACAGAAGTTAGAAAATTCTTCCTCTACGTACTTAAGATCCTCGTCTGATGATTTGTAGGCCTCACGTAATTGTTCTTTAATTGATACTTGTAATACCTCATTGTCAATCTTTTTAAGTTCTACTTTAAGAACATCCATAGTAGGACAAGTGTGGTATTTTTGATAATACTTTAAAATTTCTTTGATAACCCACTTGTGTGCTTGGTTATCAAAGTATTCTTCACTTAACACATCTTGAATGTTCAATAAAAATTCTTTGTGTGTCAATAAAGAGGATAATACTTTAATTTGAAAACCGACGCCATAGGCGTTTAAATTGTTGAGTGTCATATAACTTATTTTGTAAAACTGTTTAATACTTTGTACGTGTCATTAATTGTAAATTCGGGATTTTTGATCATATGACCTATTCCATCCTCGTGGTAAAGTAATAAAAAAGCTTGTGTGTTCAAAGCTGGAGTAGATTCTTCTACAACATCCTCTAGGTATTCCTTTTCAGCATCATCAACCAAAGGATTTCCTAAGTCCATAATACGATAGTTATTTTCTAATCGTTCCATATCGAATACCACTCTTGAATACACGACATGTTCTTTATGTTTTTGAGCACTTATTTCAATAATATCTTGAAATGTAAGTACACGTTCTGCTAATTCGGGAAACTTTTTAAGCAATCCCTTTTCACCTAATCCTTTTACACCAGCTACTTTATCTGATTGGTCACCTAATAATGTTTTGTACAGAATAAAATTTTCAGCTAGTACACCAAATTTCTCTTTTACTAATTTTTTAGTGTAATATTCTTTTTCTCCAGGACGGAAAAGTATAACTTTCTCGTCTACTAATTGAACAAAATCCTTATCATTAGATACTATGAAAACCTGAGAATTGTGTTTTTTAGGCAATATATCACTTAAATAAGCAATAATATCATCGGCCTCTACCTTATCTAAACTTAATGTTTTAACAGGCAAACATTTTAGATAATGAATTAATCTTACAATTTGATCAATCTTAGAATCATGTTCATCCTCTAGAGAATCAAAAGCATCCCAGTTTGTAATACGAACCAAGTTACGGCCTGATTTGTATTCGGGTAATAAATTTTTTCTGTTTACTGATGAACCTGTTCCATCAAATACTACATAAACAGAAGTTGGTTTAATTTGATTAATTAATGAATTAAGAGAACGAATAAAACCTCCTAAACCCCCAATGTGAACACCTTGTTCATTTACAAAGTTCATCATTGCAAAGTTCCTAAAAAACAAATTTAATCCATCGATTAGCAGTACTCGCTCGTGTGGATTGGCAGAACCTTCTTCTTGCTGATCCATTTGGTTTAGGAGGTTTAATAGTTCGTTCTTGTTCATATGAGTGGAATATAATAAATCTTCTTGACGTCTCCTAATTAATCAGGTTCTTGTTCAAAAATATTCATTGAGCTTTCCAACACATCTTCTTCCTCGTAGATATCAAAATCCATACCACCCAAAATCTTACTCCATTCTGAAGCGTGATCATCTTTGTATGCTTTGATTTCTTTATCGGTATCATTAATGAATCCGTGTGGAGTCATAATAATTTTACCTCGAGTTGTAACACCATTAATGTGGTTTTTATCAATTTGAATGTTAGTACGCTTAGCGAATTCAACTTGTTTACCATCTTTAATAGCTTTGATTTTACTAGTACCAGCATTTGAAACGTTACCAAAAGTAATTACAAATGTTGCATCAAACCACATAGCAAAACCACCTTTGTTCATCAACTTAGGTTGTCCCATAGGTACTTCTGCTTTTGCTGTCCAAACCTTGTTTACACATACTAATGTATTAGTGTAACGTGAAGATTCTTTACGTGACAATGTAATTTTTTGGTTTACGTTGTTACCAAATTGTGTACTCATTGCACCAGCATTCCATTCGTTGTTGTTTTTGTTTGATTTAACTGACAATTCACAAGGTACTGAACCAATTGAATCCCACAAGAACAGTAAATCATAAGGTAAATTACCTTTTTTCTGTTCATCAAGCAAATCCAAAATAAATGCTGCTACATCTTCGATTGTGTGTAAAGTTTCCCTATCTACATAAAGGAAAAATCCACTGTAATTTCCAACCTCACCTGTTTCTTCATCTACTTGGGTGTTTACTTGCATTCCCATTTGAACTGCGTGTTCCCAATTCCATTTCATCTCAGTAATAATAAACACGGGTAGTACACCTGCTTTTTGAGCAGCAACTGCTGCCTCAATCAATGCTGTTGTTTTACCTGTATCACTATGTCCACGAAGTAGAACAATGTGCCCGGTAGGAATACCAGGCACACTTGTTACTTCTTGAAATGCAGGACTAAGGGGAATCCACTTCTGTTCTTTAAACTTAACGTTACCATTAAGTAATTTTTTCTCCTTAAATTTATCTAAATTGAAATTAGACTTAATTTCTGCGGAGACAGCAGCCGTTAGCGATTCGCTTTTCTTAGTTTTTGCCATAAATTTAATTTAATTAGAAAGGTAGATCGTTGTCGTCCTCGTCGTCAAACAAAGCATCAAATTTTTCTGCTTTACTTGTTTTAGTTGTTGCAGGAGTTTTCAAGGCATAATTTTTAACAGGAGCTGCTTCCAATTCTGCTTCTACTTCATCCTCATCATCAATGATAGCACCTTCTTCTGGTTCCTCAGGTGACAACCAAGACTGCAATGTTTCTTTAATTGACTCGTAAGTGTTTTTACGTTGAATTTCCAACAATACAGGTTGTTCTGTAATGAAAGTTTCAATTTGAGAGGCATCTGTACTCAAAGGAGTAGTTTTAGGTTTAATTCTGATAGATGTTTTCAATCCTTGACGTCCACCGATATCACCTTTGATAGCTTCAACTGTAAAGTCTCTACCTTCGTTAATGTCTGTGTAATCGCCATAATCTTCATCCTCAGCAATACCTAAAAGCTGCATGTAGATTTCTTTACCAAATTCCCAAAGGCGTACACCTTTTTCTTCCTCACCACGTACAATAACAGGAGCAAAAATTCTCATTTTAGGATCCAATTTCTTAGCCAATACCCAGTTTTCACGGTCATTGGTAGTACGTAATTGTTTAGCAAATTCTACAATTGGGTCTTTTTCACCCCAGTTAGTCAAGGCGTAGATTGGAAATTTAGAAAATCCATAGTGTACAAAAACCTCTTGGAATGGGTTTTGTGGATTCAATTTAGAAGGTACAATACGAATTTGGTACTTACCTTCTTGTTTTGGTTTCCAGTAAACTTTTGAGTAATCGATTTTTTCTTTCTTGCCTGGTGTGTTCGTCGACTGTAGTGCGTTTAGTCGTTGTTTGATAGCATTAATATTCATGATTTTTATTTATTAGTTTAATGTCGGAAATGTAAGAACGAGGTATTATATAACCAAGTTAAAGTTCAACAATCTTATAAACTTTTGTATTCAATTGTTTCAACTCGTTATGGTTGGTTAACAAAATACAATTTTTATAGTGTTGCCAATTTACACGGTAAGATGGGTCAACCACTCCACCGTTCAATTTTTTTATCAAATCATTCAACGCATTAATTGTATATAATGTGTTGGTTTCTTTTTTTCTATGTACTAGGATCGTATTCATTGGAATACCCTCAACATTGCCCTGCTCTACGTTGTATGTAACAACGTACTCGTCTGTACTTTTAACATAAAGTACAAACATTTTATTATACATAATTGTATAGGCTTTAGTCAAGTCACTAATTAGTGTGTCTAAATTCTCTAGTCCTGTAAATGTGCAAAATAACTTATTGTTCACGTCTCTTATGTTTGTCGAATCAAAATCGTATCCGTCATACATATAGTCATTCCTCTGTAAAATCGTATGTTTTTCCATAACTTGTTTTTGTCTGTAACCTGTATTTATCAAATATTTGTTTTATCTCATTTTCTATATTTTCCTCGCCCTCACCTAGCTCAAACAAAAACGAATCGTACGTATATAATACAATTTTTGTTTCCCGCCCTCGTAATAGCTTATGTATGTCCATCAATATATGAACATTCATTGCGGACTCCACGTTCTGTAACATATAGTTAAACAGTTTCTGTGGATTCATATTCTCCAGTTTGTCTTTTTCAAAGCAATAACCTGAAATCGGTACGATAACTTGGCCGGAGTTATTGAACTCTTTCCAGTTATTGTCTACAAATTCTTTTACTTGTTGAAAAAATTCAAGGTGCTCATACTCTTTAAATACGCCTCCGTATAATTGCTTAAACGTGATTTCTTTTGCCTCTTTATAGCTCGTTTGGTAGAGGTCTGCGAATGCTTGATGGACATCCGGAACGCCAAAATCATAGGCAAGTAAACGACCAACAATAGTAGGATGGTATGCGCTAATATCGAACTCAACGTACCCATGACTCGATATGTAACTCCTCCTTGCGCCATTTTCTTTGTTTATTGCTGCGAAATTAACCCCATTAAAAGAGTTACTTGGTCTACGTGTTGTTGTAGCCAAATTGTAGCTTGTGTAAATCCTACCGTCTTTGATAGAATAAAATTCATTGTTGAGTTCATAGTGTTTATCAAATTCATATTTATCTATTTTTAATCCGTTTTTTTCTATCCCAAAAAATGCTAGTACTACCTTATTGTTGTAAAAATCAAAATATGGTGGTAATTCCTTTGGTATTACACTACGAACTTGATTATAAATATGTTCGCATTTTTGATAGTGCTTGCTTATTGGCACAAGCTTATTAACCTTTGGATAATCCGTATGGTGAGAATAAAAGTAATTATGTGCTTGTGTTTCCGATTGTATATACGTAGGATTTAGGATGGATAGGTCGCACAAGCTTTTAATAGGAAAATAATACAATGCGGATTTCTTATCGCGCACCCACACTTTACCTATTTTTTGTAGTAACGCGTCTATAGTTGTCTTATTAAGCGAGGAAGTCTCACTATGGTCAACGCATAACATATAACCTTTTGTGTCGTTAAACGGTCTTATATACACTAAAGACACGTCATTTAAAGCAGGGTGTACGTTATCGTGGTAGGGAATTATCTCTACGAATGCTTCCGCTATCGTTTTGTGAGTCAAATACTCTATCGCTTCTTCTGTCTCTATTATCCAAAACATAACCTTGATTTACTCCATTAATATACGAACCCGAGGTTGAATTTCCAAGTTGATTGTAATATTTTGTGTAATCAAATTTTAAATATTCATTTAACCCAAAAAACTTATTTCTAAATACAACTAGTTCTGTTGAATTTCTGTTTATTTGAGCTACTTTTTGTTTATCTCCTGTTAATTGCCAGTCAATAAAAAATGGTTGATACAACTGCCATAGTATTTGAGGATCTTTAGCTGCTAATTTAGTAAATGTATCTTGATTTATTTCAATGTATTGATACTCATTTGTTTTTTTACAAAAGTATCTTCTAAATTCTCCAGCTTGGTAATTTTGTTGTGTAGGTAATACTGGATTATATGTTGGAGTTAAAACAGAATCATTTGTGTTGACTTTTTTTAGATTATTATATAGTTCAACATTAAATTCTGTTGGGTAATTAATGGTAGTGTCTACCGGGGTAGATTGTTGTTCGATAGATAATTCTGCTTTTTCTGCGGATTGGAGAATAGAGGGAATTAATTCTATATTAGGTCTATCGTCTTGGTTTCGTCCCGTAAAGTATTTGCCTTTAGATGTTTTAAAATAATATCCAGCGTAATCACTTTTATCAGTAATAATAGTAAACTCACCACCATTGGTGAATAAATTAGGTGTTATTTGAGATGTTGGATAATACATTATGACAGATTATACTTATTAAACAAATCTTGAACCCATTGAGTACTATTTACCCATTGTCTTCCGGCATCATATTCGGATAATGGAACTAAACGTTTTGAGCTTCCTCCGTTTTGTGTTAGTAAAATATTTGAAGGAGTATTGATATAATCGGTGTTTGGAGATAATTTTTTTCCAAAGCTTCCTTCAATCTTACCTATAACCAATAATCTAATAGATAAATCCTCATCTGTTGTTATAGAGTCTGGATTAGTTACTATGTTTTTATTTATTTTATATTTTGGAAATAATTTTTGGAATGCGTTGTAGTTGTTTTTAAAAGTAATTTGTGTAAATCCTCTACCTCTATACTTGTATCCCTCACCATTGTTACCTCCTTCAGGCCCATAAATAAAATTAGCTGTTTTTTCGGGAGAAGACAAATAGGGAGCCAATTCAGCATTAGTCCAATTTTTAATTAATTTTCTATTTCTTACACGTTTACCAAAAATTTCTCTAAATCTGTCTGGGGTGTAACTAAAAGATTCTGTGATATTAGTTAATCTGGTTTCAGCGTACGGAACAGCTAAGATAGCGGTCATTCTGTTTTTATCTGTTATACCATATTCTTTAGCTATTGCTATAATTTTTTCAACTAAAGGTTTTTTACTATCAAGTGAAGATAATTGTGTTCCTCTAGAAGATGCTCTAGAAGCGGCAGAAAGGGTTCCTTCAGTTGCTTCAGCACCATAAGGATTTTTAGGAACAGCCATAGAATCTATTGTAGTAGTCCATTGGTTGTTTTGAATAGTGTTTGAAATACCTTTAATAATAAACTCTAAAGATGCAGGATAATTTGAGGGTAAAAATGAAGCATCAATAGTAAACTTTTGATAAACTTTCATTCCCGACAATCCATCCATAGTTAAAGACAAGTCAAATGGTAAAAACCCTGAATTTGGTGAAGCAGCATCTGGATTGGTTTTTCTTGCTGCTATAGTTTGTTTTGCTTGATCGTATTCTAAAAATTGTGCTTGTTGAGATTTAAAAGACTCAATAGCGGCTACATCCCATTTAGGATAATTTTTAAGATTATATGATGATAATCCATAAGCAAATCTGTTGAATGAATCTAAAGCAGTATAATAATCGGTTTGTAATGAGGATGTAGTTGGTTCTTGTTGGATAGTGTCCTCGTGTTTTAAATCATATTTTAATCTATCCTTTAACCCAGCATTCATTCTACTTAAAGCAGTTGCATCTTCACCAATCACATAACCGTTATTTGTAGATCCTACAGTTATCATAGTAGCTAGGTTTGGAGGTATAGTTGTATTAAAACTAAAATCTCTAATAAACCCAGCATGAGATGCTCCTGTTCCATAAGAACCTGATCTGTCATTATAATAGTAACCGTAAATATCAAACTCTGCGGTTGTTATTGGACGTATTTGTTCTGATAAAAATGCGTCTTTATCAGGAAGTATTAATTGGTCTGTTATTTTAACTGTATTGGTTTCTGTGTCAATAGTAGGTTCTAACTGGTTAAAGTAACCTGTTGATTCATTCCATCCCTGACATAAAGCACTTAAAAGATCATACAACGATGTTTTACCTCTACCATCTTTTAAAGATTCCATTTTTTCTAGAACCCAAACCATGTTAAAGTAAGCGTTCATTATTTGACCATAGTAATTCTTGCCTTTTTGAATAATAAAAAGTTCACAATTACCAGCAAAATAGTAAATATTTCCGCTTTCAACTTTAAATTGTTTATTAAAAACAGTTATTCGAGGATCATTACTTACTTGTCGAGGTGCTATGTAAATGATATTTGATTTTACATCATTATCTATTTTAAGTAATTTAATTTTTGGATCATTTACACTTAAAATAATTTTTTGTTGAATTAATTCTAATAAACGACCAAATCTAACATAATATTGAACATCTTTAGTTCCATTATAGTGTTGAGCAAAATAATCAACAGATTGTGTACTGTCGTTAGCTTGTCCCCCTATAAAAGCAGTACCATTTGATAGTACATTTGCTTTAACTAATGATTGTTGTGCCTTAAAAAAGTCTTTAGCTATTTCATTAGAATTAGCAAATTCTTTTATCACCATATCAGGTGTTGGTGCGGCACTTTTATCTTGTATGTCATTAACATTATTACTTGTTGATGATCCTGGAAGTAATATGTTTGTTTTTAAGGATTCAATTACATCACCTAAACTGATTATTTTAATGTTAATGTCATATGCTCCTTCTTTAGTAAAAGTCCAACTAAAATTAACTACTTTACCTAAAACAGCATCATAGTTACCGTCTGATGCCTCTCTTTTAGATTGAATAATATTTAATAGGTTATCGTAATTTACATCTTGAATTACTTCTCTACCATTTGGTCCGGTAGTTTTATACTTTAAGGTTAAAAAAGCATCAGCTAAACTATGTGGGTTATCGCTTACATAATTTCCTTTATTATTAAAATAAGAGCTATTACCCCATTCCAATAACATAGTAAAACCTAAACGCATATATAAAGTATCAATAACATCAAACTGATATCTGTTATTTGCTCTAACGTTTATATTTGCTGTTTTAATAGAACCTCTAGTTTCAGTTTTAATAGTTGCTGATATTATACCAGGCATAGGACGAGAACCAAATTCTGTACCTCCCATACCATAAGCATAATAGTTGTAAGGTTGGTTTACTGAGTTTTGTTGAAGGTTGTTTAATCCTTCACCATTCCAAATACCATATCTTTGATAAGTTTCTAATGCTCCTTTTGTAGGTGATTCATTAGTTGTTCCGTTGAATAAAACAAATTGTTCGGCTAATTGGGTTCCTGTATATCCTAAATTTCTTAAGTTTTTTTCTACATTAACGGATGATATTAACTTAACCCAACCTGTTCTTGCTTCTAAATAGGATAATTGTTCATTAGTTCTATTTAAAGAACCGTATATTTTTTGTCTTTGTACAACTTGTTCTCTTACAAATTCAGCAAAACCTTCTCCTACTATATTTCCCATATTATGTGTTAATTAAAGCAAAATTTCTTACAACGTTTGAATAGTTTGAAGGAATACGAATCTGAATTCCCTCAGGTATTACTAAACTATTTTGTGGTAAACTTACTAATGTTCCGGCCCCTGCATTACCTGTATTTGCTATAGAAATAACCCACCATAAAGAACTATCACCGTAATATTGTTGAGCTAAAACATCAAATCGATCACCTTGGGTAGTGTAAACGTAAATATCGTTTGGAGATAAAGGTACCTCAGGATAACGAGAAGTTACGTATACCTCCTTACCATCAATTTTTTCTTTTTGTATGTTTTGATATCTATTCATTAAGCTGTGGGGTTAGATATACTGTTATAGTTTGTTTGAGAGGGATCAGTTCCATTAGCCAAAGCGATAAAACGTTCAGGACCCTCAGTTATTGTCATTCCAGTACCTATTCCTTGAGTATTAACACCGTTTGTACTAAAGTCATTCTTTTGAAGTCTAGGTATAAATTGTTGGATTGGTACAAAATTAAATCCTGTTACTCGAATAATATGAGGCATTTCTTTAACTGAACCGTCTTGACCACCAATTGCACCTATTCCAATTTCCCAAGGTGTATCCTCTTGAATATCATAGGTTAAACTAGTAATAAATCCAGGTTGTTCATATAAATAACCTCCTATAGTTAATTGAACTAAATTACCTCTCATAAATCCATTAGGACTGTAATCCGGTGCTAAGGATGATGCTAAGTAGTTTAGTTTTTTATACATTGGAATTAGCTCTTCTTTTGATTGAGCGGCAACAGTCCAAGATAATGAAATTTGTCTAGTAAACCCACTGTAGGTATAAAAGTTTTCACCTCTACCTAAGTATTGGAAAGAATTCCAGTTAGCACTATATGAGTCAGACATAGGACCTAAAAATGCTCTAAAGTGCATAAATGTTTTAAAGTTAGGAGCATTATTGTCTATAACAGCAATCCTAAATTTAACTAAATCATTTACTGATGGATCTTGAATTACATTTTCACTTCTGTATACAGGAATAGATGTAATTTTATCCAAACCAGTAGCATAAGAACCTAATGGTGTATTCACTGAACCATAATAAGGTGTTCCATCAGGTGTAGTAACTCCATCTGAATAAACAGCGTAACTTTTACCTGAACGTTGTCCTGGGTTTCCTAGATTTACTCTATTTTCTATATTTGCTCTGCTATAATCAGGGGCATAAGGAGTAGCTCCACTTTCTAAAGCACGATCTTTATTTATTCCTTCTAAATTTCTTCTTAATATTGCTCTAAAATCTTGAGCTTTAGGTGAACCAATACCAAATTCTTCAATGGCTTTTGGTTGGGTTGCTAACAATTCCGAACTATAAGCAAAATCGTTTTGACCTACTGAATTTTGTGATGTGGTAAAACTTGTTGCTCTTGGAGATAATGTTAAAGGGGTTTGAGAAATTTGAGAATATCTTATACCTGTGTTTCCTACTCCTAAATTAGAGCCAGGACCACCAGTATAAGTCATTACGTTTATTCCATTATTAAGAACTACTTTATCACCATCATAGTTAATAGATCTTCCTTGATATGAACCTTTTAGTAATTCTGTTAATCTATTTTCCTCTACTGGTTGGGATGGTTTTACTTTAACACCATATAAATTAATGTTATTAGAATAAGCTCCTGTTTCAGCAAACGGGTTAATGCCTTGTTTGTTTAAATGACCACCAAACGCTACTAGACCGGCTTCAGCCAATGTATTTAATGGTGAATAACCACCTTCATTTAAAACACCACTTGTTTGAGTACGAACAGCTGTACGGGACAACAACTGTTGTTTTGCTATAAAAAGTAATCCGTTTGGTGATTTAGTATCAGCAAACATTTTACCCAAACGTTTGATATCCTCTAAAGAATCTGTTGCAGCATTAACTCCACCTCTTAAAAGAAAATCAGTTGTACCTATGTAAGGACCTATCCTATCAGGAATGTCTGTGGTAATATATGGTTGTCCACTATTAGCACCTCCAATCCTGTCGTTCCCATATCTTAGGGACTTAAGGTCAGTTTTTAGGTTTATTAAGCCCATTATTTGGGTAAGTTATCTAAATAAGGTAATTTTCCGTTTACTTTAGGTGCTAAACCATTTAAATCTAATTGTGAAACAGCTAAATCAGTAGCATAGTTTGATCTTTGATCGTAAGCTAAAGGTTGTTTACCATCTAAATCCAATTGAGAAACAGCCAAATCAGTTAAATAATTAGATTGTTGATTATAAGATTTAGGAGTTTTGCCATCTAAGTCTAATTGAGAAACAGCTAAATCTGTTGGGTAATTAGTTTTTTGATCATATTTTGGGGGTTGGGTACCATCATAAGCTGATAGATTTGATCCACCTGTTGTTAATTTATCTAAAAGTCCCATAGTTGTATTTTATTATAAATATTAAAATTATTGAGTTTTATGAGAGGCAACAGCTAGTGCTGTACCTACTTTATTACCATCCAAGTATACATTACCACCTTGTTTAACAGTTGTTATCAATTCTTTAAGTAAAGAAATTACTTCGCTGTTATTTCCTTCTTTACCCATTAAATTAGTACCACCAATTAAAAGATCTCCTTTATTAAACTTTTGGGGTGGTTGGCCTGGACGCATAATAAAGTCATCTAGTCCACCCATAGAGGAGGTAATTACTCTATCCTCATCAATCTGTTTTTGATTTGTTTTACTAACTGTTGATGCAGGTTTTGGTGGTTCGGGTTCATCTAATCCAAAAAATAAAGTACTAGCTAAACCTTTTGAATTAACACTGTTTATAAATTTAGTTAAAAAATCAGCAAATTTATCTATTGTTCCTGATTCTGCTAATCGAGCAAAGGATTCTTTTGCTTGATCTAAAGCTTTATTAAATCTTGTTTGAGCATCTTCTGCTTGTTTTCTTTGATATAATTCTTGACCTAAAGCTTTAATAACATCTTCTTCGCTTCTTCCTATTTTTTTATTTTCTTCAAAAATTTCTCTTAAACTCTTTTTTTCTATATCATTTATTCTTACCCCTGTTGAAAGAGCTCTAGCTTGAAGAGCGTTGTATTCTTCTTGTTTCTTTAAGGTATCAGCTAATTCATCGGTAGTTAATCCTAAAGATTTTGCAATAGCATCTCTTTGGATTAAATTCATTCCCTGAAGTTTATTATAGGTAATTCCTTGGTTATTGATTTCTTGACCTACGGCTACTAAATCTCCATTTAATGCAGCTTGTCTTGCTTTTTCTAGATTAATATCCATACCTGTTAAAAGCTCAGCTTCCATTTCTGCTGCTATGGAATCTTCAAAATTTAACAAGTTACGAGCAATACTTTCATTTTGTTTTAAAGTAAGACCCATTAATTTAGCTTGAGCTACACCTTTAGCTAATTCTGTAGTACTACCTTTAAATGATAATCTAAGATTACCTTGAATATCACTAGCTTCTTCTAGTATTTTATTAACATCTAGTAAAACTTTCTTTTCTAAACCAACAGCAGCTATTGTTCCAAAAGTTTTCTTAGTAATATTTTCAACACTTTTACCTGTTCTAAGAGATTCTTTAGTTACTTCACCTATTGAATCTGCGCTTAATCCAAAGTTATCTTTTAATATAGAGGTTTGAACTAAAATTTCTTGACCAGCTTTCCCTAATTCTTGAGTAAAATCAATTTGAGTTCCTAAAGCAGCGTTTGCTTCTTTTTGAGCAGCAACTATTTGTTTTTGAAGAATTAATATTTTACCTTGAGTATCAGCTAGTAATGAAGCGTTTTGTGAAACATCGTATGTTCTTTGTCTTAATTCCTCAGCATCTTCGGCTGTAAGACCCATATCTCGCTGAAATTCTGCTACTTGAACAGAAGCAGCAAACATAGATTCTACAAAGAATTGAGCTAATTTTACTATACCTCCTAATATTAAAGGAACAGGACCTAAGCTCTTAATAAGATTACCACCAATATTACCTGCTAAGTTTCCTAAAACTTTAAACTGGTTGCCTATTTTGGCTCCCATACTAATTGGGCCTTCTTGACCTTTAGTAAGATTAGCGGCAAACTGTCTTGATTTTGTTATAGCATCTGATATACCTAAACGTTCTGTAAGTTTAGAAGCTCCTACTTTTTTAAGTGCGGATTCAACTCCTTCAGCTACTTTACCTACGCCACCAAAAGCATCTTCTACATTATTAGCTCTACCCTCAATTTGTCCTAAAACTTTTTCTTGGTCTATTAATGTTTGGGTTTGTTCTTCGTAATAATTAAGAAGAATTAACTGATCTTCTGTAAGGTTATCTAATTCATCATTTAAAGCATCATATATTGATACTTGATCCTCAATGATAGATCGGATTTTTTCTTGAGATATTCCAGATTGAGATAAAGCCTGGCGATATTCAATATTAAATTTCTTTTTAGCTTCTTCTTGTTTAACTAAAAGTTTATTTAAATCAGAAATTGATTTTGTTCCGTCTGATATGTCAGCAATTTGGGAAGCAAAATCTCGACTTAGACTAGCTAATGTTTTAAATGATTTGGCTTGTTCGGAAGCTTGAACAGAGTTTTGAAATACATCTTTGGCAGATTTAGCTACCTCATTACTAAAATCACGAGCGGAAAATATTAATTCGTCAAATGTTTCTTTAGCACTTTCTAAAGTAGAATTTAGATTTTTAGCCTCATTTGTTGAATTTTTTATATCTTTAGGATCCGCCATTATTATATTTTGTTATAAATATTAAAAGGCATCATTTTTTAGATGCCTTTGTAATATATGTAGGTACTTGTACTTTTTTATTTTTAGATGCTTCTTCTTTTGCTGTACCTTGAGTCCAGCTATCATCCCCATTTTTAGGTTGTTGATCATCGTACCATGCTTTTAATTTATTAAAAGTAAAGTTACGTAACCAAATAGGCATATTATAAATAGTAGGGAAATCATACCCTCCTTTACCATGAAAAACAATTTCGTGGATTTGGTTAAATAAATTAACCCTGTACTTAGGAATTATATCAGATGTCAGGCCAAAAAAAGGTTAACCCGATAGGTAAAGCAGCCTCCTCTCCACTTTCCGTAGTAAATGTTAAATTTACATCTGGAGAAATATCATTAATGTATTTTCTTAAAGCCCTAGAGTCAGAAGCCAATAATTGGTTTTCTACAAATCCTCTAATATTTGTTTTATCTGAATCTCCATTAATTGATACTATAGTATAGATCAATTTTGTAGTAATAGATCGAGAATTATCTTTATTGATTTTTTCAAATCCTTTTATTTCTTCCTCTACTTTACTATTATCAGTTTCGTTTAAGAATTTAAATTTAATTACGTTTTCTGTTTGTGGAAGAGTAAAAGTACCGTATCCTTTTTCGTCTACAATAGAATTATCAAAGTTTTTATTTTCTATTTGAGACAAATCAACATTATATTTTTTGCCTTTATAAACAAATTCATAATCTTTACCATAACCTAAAATACGAGCCGCTACGAAAATAGCATTTTTATCTCCAGCGTGTAAGTCTTTAATATTAAATTTCCCTAAAGTTAGAGACTCTAATAATTTATCCAACACAATACCTTTTTCTATAAAGTTTTGGTTTGATAAAATGTCTTCTTCTTTTGCGGTCATGTATTTCATTTCAACCTTACCGCTTCTTAAAATGTGATCTTGAGGATAGATTAAACCTTTTGATGGTAATTCTACAACTTCTGTCGGAAACTTAAATTCGCTCATAAACTTATTTTGTTATAAATATTACTAGAAAAAAGAAGCTCGCAAAAAATGCGAGCTTTCTTTGATTTATTTTTATTTTTAATTAGAAATTCAAGATACAGTAATCAGGTTGAACTGTCATTGTGATGTTTACTGCAGTATCAACGGTATCCCAGTTGTAATCACCGAAATTAGATTCAGTAATAAAGGCACCTTTAATAATCCATTCTGAAACGATATCACCTACAGGTCCTAATACGTCGAATGTTAAGTCTTTCTTATAGAAATCGCTATAACCGTCACGTCCAGTTACTGATTCGTGGTGTAAACGTACCCATTCCATTACCGCCTGAGCACCTGAAGGAGTGATAGGATCAAATAATGTAAACTGAATAGTACCCCAAGTAGTTTTACCTTTTACGTTACGTTGTACGTTTATATGGTTCAAATTCACTACTCCTTGAGTCAGGTTAACAGCACCAACACCTTTGATCTCATACGCTGGTATACCATCAATATACATGATGAATCGGTTGGCCTGTTTTGGTTCAAAGGCTGTGAAAAATATTTCGTTTGGATCTAATACTGCCATTTTATTTATTTATTTGTTTTGTTATAAATATTCCGTTTTTAAAAAATTATGCTGGGAAAGTTGCTCCTGTAGGTAAGATGTTGAAGTTCAAATAAACGAATTCAGCAGTCTTAGTAGGTTGGATATAGATCTGACCAACTAATTGGTTTCTATCAATTACATCAGGTGTATTGTTACTTGAATCCATGATTACTTTGAAAGCATACAAACCTTGACGTTGTTGTACTGATTCTAAGTATGGGTTAACTTGGTTCAAGAAGTTAGTACGAGTTGCAATTGTGTTTTGTTCAAACACCAAGTTATTAGCAACTTGACCGATGTAAGACTTAAGAGCAATCAACAGACGACGAACGTTTACACGATCCAAAGCGCTTGCTTTAGTTTGTAATGTTTTTTGTCCGTAAACTACAACTCCAGTTCCAGGGAAAGTAGCGATTGGGTTAACTTTATTTGTGTATAAAGTATCGCGGTTAGCTTGAGATAATTTCTTTTCAGCTCTTACTACACTACTTAATCCACCTCTGTTAATACCAGCTGGTGCGAACCAAGGCTCAGAAACTGAATCGTTGTAAGCATAAACACCACCAATCATAGTAGAGGCAGGAACCCAAACCAATTGAGCAGAATCTGGATCAACTGTTTGAACCCAAGGCCAGTATGAAGCAGCGTATGAAGTATTTTTAGCGTTTGATGCGTTAGTTACTTCTGTAATGCTTGAACTGAAAGGTACCAAATCAGCTACATAAATATTATCACCACGATTCATTGTGTTGTTGATAATGCTTGTAACTTGAGAAGAACCTAAAGCAGCAGCGTTAGCAAACAAACCAGGAGTCATCAATACGTTGAATCTGTAATCATCAGTATTAGCTAACAAATTAATCATATTGTCGTAACTTGAGCTTAACAAACCTTGAATGTTTGTAGAACTTACTACGATGTTGTTATAATAATTAGCACCTGATCCAAACAAATTACCTGTAGCACCAGTAAATGATCCTGAAGCGTTTACAGGAATAGATGCTGTGTATTGAGATTTTGCAATACCTGTATTATCAAAATACAATGGAGTAGGAGTTTTAACCGCACTCACATAAACATATTTTGAAGCATTTGGATAATCACCAGTTACTGTGATTTGATTATCAATAGCATTGTATGCTCTAACTTGGTTACCAATTACTCTAGCTACATAGTTAGGAGCGGTTGGATCCATAGACAAGTTAGTCCAAGTTTCTAAAGTAACAGGGTTGTTTGTGTTATCATCACCTTCACGAATAATCAAACTGAAAGTTCCAGATGCTGTATCGTTATTAGCGATCTGCCATCTGATGTTATTTTGTGAACCTGAAGCATTTAATGATCCACTTGCATCCAATGAACCAGAACTGTTCATAATAGTACCTTGAGAAATAGTACTTAATACAATTGATTCAGAGTTGTTAAGGTTCAAAATACCACTTCCGTTTGGAGTTGGGTTTGAAACAGCTGAAGCAGATGTAAATGCTGATGTAAACGTACCACTAACTACCCTAGCTACTAACAATGATTCTCCACCGTTGTTAAAATAGTTAAAAGCAGCAATTGATGTAAAATAAGTATAAACTTGGCTTCCACTAATAAAAGTTGAACCAAATTTATTTTTATAATCGCTGTATGAGGTAACAACTGTAGGTGTTTCTACAGGACCCAAAACGGTTGGGCCAATAATAGCGGCGCCTACAGTTATAGGTTGTTGCGTAATAAACGACTGATCGTTCTCAATTGAAAGTACGCCAGGTGATGTTAGTGTTGATGCCATGTTTCTAAAAGTTTGTTGGTTTTATTCTATGATAAATATCATAGAGGGGGTTAAAAATTAATCAACAACGTTAATTTCTCCTTTAGCTAAATCGATAGTACCGTTACCATATTTAGCTTGAAGTTCATTGCTTAGAGTTGCTTCAGAATTTCTAATTTCAACCAAAAGATTGATTAGATTTTCTTTTTGCAATTCTAATTCTTGGATTCTCATTTCGATAAAACCAAAATCAGACATTAACTGTTCTCTTTTTGTTTGTAAATCCTTAATTGCTTGGATTTCTTCTTGTTCTAAAACTTTAGTTTCCATATATTTTATTTTTTATTTTATTTTTTAAATGTACATTATATGATAATGAAATGCAGTATTTGGGGTAGTTGAAGCAAAAGTTAACATATTACCTATTAAACTATTTACTACAACTGAAGCTACTGAACTTCCGGTAACGGTTGTTGTTACAAAGCAATCTTGTCCTAAAGTTTTACCTAATATTTCATTGATTGTTACACTAACTGTTGGTGTTGGGTTTCCAGTTATATTAGCACCAGCAATAAATCTAAATAAAGTACTAGGAACTGGTGCTGCTCCTACAGGATAAGAAGCACCATCTACTACTAGGGGTGAAGGAGTTGTATCAGCATAAGAGGAAGATACAGCTTGTGAAGAGGTAACACTTAATAAATTTGTTGATGGATTATAAGTCATTATATTTCCATCTTCTTTATAAATAGTTTCATAAGCCGCACTTGAGGTAGCGGCAAATAAAACATTGTAATTACTGTTAGTACCGTTATTTAATGTTGGATTTAATTTTGAGGCGTTAAGAGATGTTATAGCATCAATAGCGTTACTGAATACACCACTACCTGTAGTAGCACCTGAAAATGTAAATGATCCTGATAATGTAATGGCATAACCTTCAGTACCTGTGAATGCATCAACGCTTTGTGATACATCGGAGGCCTGAACAATATTGCCGTTTGATATATTAGTTTTGGATAAGGTTTTTAAAGCCATGTTTATTGATAAATATTATGTTTTTACTTCCCTGCCAAAATTTTATCTAATTCATTAGCGTCAAACATTTCATTTACATCGGCATACGGACACTCATGTAGTTGACCATCAAAAGAATAATCAAACAAATATGAATCAATTAGCTTAGTATTTCCTTTAGGAGGCATTGCTTTAATATTTGTATGCATATCGTATCCGAAGTTTTCTGGTGAGGTTCCAATCCAAAATACTGTTGAAGGAAGATTTAGAGCAGCGGCAGCATGTTGTAAACAAGAATCAATCAAGAAACGTTTTTCTGATGCTGCAACTAAACTGAATAACTCCATATTAGTCATTTGTTGGTCTATTACCTCTACTCCCTCAAGTTGGTAGCTACCTTGTCTTGTGATTTGGATAATATGATAATCTTTTTTAAACTTGTCAACAAGATATAAAGCAAGATCAACAGGCATATCTCTTGTCCAAGTATAATTCAAGGGTTGGCCTTGATACATTCCTCCATTGGTTTGAAGCAACATAACTGGTTTTTGTCTTTGCCACAATCCAGCCAACTGTTTTTGTACCATATTAAAATGGAGATTTGGTAATTGTTTGTTATAGGTAATTCCTAACAATTCAGCCCAGTTTTGTACTAAATGTTTTTTCTTAAGGATATGACCTGTTTGAAAATAAGGTTCATGTCTGAATACTATGGTATCTTTACCTAAAATAAAGTCCTCATAAAAATAGGCAGTCATACCTACTCTATAAACCCTATAAACTTCGGGTTGGTTTAAAAACACTTCCGGGTAAGAAGCAACTACAACTATTTTTCTGGTCTTATATTGTTTAGCAAGAGCAGGTAAAAGAGCAGTTGCTGCTACGTTTTTACCCAATCCGCCTTCAATGTGCCAAACTAAAAACTTATTATCCATATTATTATCTTTTTGCTGTGATATTGAAACTAAAACTGGTTGAACATTTGTATCGGGTAATGTGATAGACTTAAATTCAGTCTCACTTTGTACTTTGAATCCTACCTTCATTAGATTTTATAATCAAAATCGTTAAAGAACCAAGCATAATTTTCTTCAATCAATCGACAAGCATTAGGTCCTAATGTTTCTTCCCAATCTGGTTTAACTGGTTTTAGTTCTTGTCTGATAATATGATCTCCAAAAATACCATACCACTTATCATCCTCATGGGTTACTTGTTTAATGTTATTAAAGTCATGTTGGTAATGAGGAAGTTCCAAGTATTCGTAAATACGTTTCAATTGTGTATCAGGATCAGAACAAAGTTCTTCAAACTTAACAAACAAAATGTTTTTATGAAGTCCTTGTACTAGGATTTGATACAATCTATCCATTGAAGGACCAATTGGAGGGTTTGCTGACCAAACACCAATACGTTTATCGGTTGTAGTACCTGTTAGATTACCCCAGTTTGCAATATGGTGATCGATCAAAGGATTTTTTCTATACTTTTTTTCTAATGAAGCATAAATACCTCTAATGTCCCTGATCATACAGATCATTTTTGGGTTTGGTTCAAAGGCGTTTACAAATTCCCATTCAGAACCCCATCCTCTACATTTATCAATAACGTAAGGTTTGTCTGTTAGGTTTTCGTAAAAGCCATAAAGACCTCCTTTAAGGAAACCTTTAAAGCCAGTTAACATTTGCTCTTCATCTTGAGCTTTAAATTCTAATCCATCGGAAAAGATCGTGCGAGAGGCAGCCAACATCTCATACAACCCCGAAGTTGGAGTTGTATGGATGTCTGGATTCTGTCCTAGTATATTTTGGATCAATGTTGATCCTGCACGTGGTAATGAACTGTTATAAAATATTTTTTTAGGCATAACATTATTATAATAACTATTTTTGTAAAAGACAAGTTCTTATTAACCTAAGAACATGTTGTTTGTGCTTCCTGATACTACGTTAATAACGCTAGTACCTTGAGCTTCTGCAATAGCATCCAAAATCACGCTATCATCTTCACCCCAAGTAGTAATGGTTGAACCTGATAATACTAAGTTAGTTGCGTAAACGGTTTGGAAGCTAGTTACACTACCTGATTCGAAAGTGCAGTTACCGTACATTACACGGAAGTTAACCTGGTTAGTTCCTAATGGATATTGGTTAGCAACGGCAGTAATGTAAGAACCGGTGATGTAAGATGTGGTTTGATCAAAAAGGTCGGTTTGTTGTGCAAGGCTAATTACGGGGGAAATTTGGCCAAAAATCATTGTATTGCTCATAGTATTTTTGATATAAATATTATAACTTTACTAGAAAATATATGAGTTTTTAAATAAAATGTCCATTTGTGATATTTGATTTTTACTAAATTTCAAATAATCTAAAATATCTTCTATATAAAAACCATATTCTTTCATTTTTGGCACGATGGCATCAACTAGAGGAGCACCGTGGTTATATACAACTAGAGACGTTTCAACTAAAACATATTTGGATCGGGTTATGGTCTTTCTTCCACCTTCTAATATATCTAATTCAGCCCCTTGAACATCAATTTTTACCAAATCAATTACCTCATATCCAAAATATTTTCTATTATCTAAAGTATCTAATTCAACTTCAACTTTATCAAATTTTCCATCAGCATACCATTCTGTATTTTCTCTATATAAAGAAGTTCCAGTACCTATGGAGTTTGCTTTTTCAACAAACAATTCTGCTCTACCCTTTGTATTAGATAAAGCTAAAATATCATAACCATGGTTTAGTTTTTGTAAATAAGGTTCACAATTAGGATTTGCCTCTACCATTATCACCTGGCATTCAGGGGCTAGTCTCAATATGTTTTGAGTAAATTCTCCTGTATGGGCTCCAATATCAAGGAACCTTTTAGGGTTGGTGTAGTTTATAAGTTTGGTATAGTTCATCTAAGTATTTAGTCCACTCTGTTATTCTGTAGTCCCAACTCCATCTTTTGTTATAGATGTTTATTTGGTCTGTTAAATGTTCTTGTAATTTATTTTCTCTAATCAACTCGATTTCCTCATCTAGTATTTTAGCAAATGTTTCAGCATGTAATTCAGGATTAGGAAGGTAAGAATACATTCTAGCCCATCCTTCTGTTGTTTCGGGTAAAGCACCTAAAGCAGAGGTAACTACTCTTAAACCAGCCGATAATGCTTCAATAACCGCTATACAAGATGTTTCCTCAAATGTATTTGGATATGCTAAAATATCAAACTCTGGTAGTTCTTGTCTTAGTTTTTCATTTGCTATAGAACCTCTATAAACTACCCCAGGTAATTCATTACATTTATTGTATAGGTGTTCGTATTGAAAATCTGATTCTCCGAATTCCTTGCCATATATTTTACAACTTGAAAACACGTGTAGTTCGGCATTTTCGGGTTTTAGTATTTTCCATGCTTTTAATAATACTTCCAATCCTCGCCAAGGGGTTGAAGTATAACATAATTTTACCTTTTCGCGTTTCCCGTGTTGTCTTGGATTTACACCAATAGAGGCGTTTTTAAAAACATGTGTTTTATATCCTGGAATGTTAAATAATTGTCTAAATTTTTCTGCTTGCCAATGACTCACAAATACAAATCTATCAATTTTATCAATCCATTCTGGTTCTTTAAGGAATTGGATTGCCCCTTGATCATATGATAATTGATTCCAATAAATAGTAGGTTTAGAAAAATCAGCGTAAGGTAGATAATTGAATATAGAAAATTCTTCCTGATAGTTCATCGGAAGTCTTTTCATTAATTCATCATACATTAACTCTGTTCCACCTTTTGGCTTATCAAACGTATCCATTCTTTTTTATAAAGTTTTCAAAGTTACCTTTAAATTTCTTGATACCAATATGATTACAAGTAATTGTAGGATCTAACCATACTCTATATCCTAAAGATTTCCATTTGTTACAAAGTACATAATCCTCTGAAATTAGGTCTCCGTTTTCTACTTTAATATCGAATACCATTCTGTGTTTTTCTCCCTCACTTGTATATTCATCACTTATTTCCCATAGTTTGTCTAAGGCAAACTTTGATACTTTCATAAAACCTGTTCCTACTCCATCTACCTCAATAAGTTTTTTATCCTCAGAATGTTTAAGTTTTTTATCTACAAGTTTTACTGTATAACCTTCTTTATCTGTTTTTTTAATCAAAGCACCTCCAATAATTGGTTCTGGTCGCTCTAAAAGATTAAAAAACCATTCTGGTTCCCATTCAGTATCTGAATCAATAAAGAATAAATCATCATATCCCCCATCAATAGCTAATTTAATCAAACTGTTTCTTGCTCTTTGAATTAAAGAGTCATAACTTGTATAAATAGCATGAACAAAAATGCCTTTCTTTTCAGCCATTTTTATGGTTTGAACTAAACTGTTAGCAAACCAAACATCAATCCGACCATCATAGGATGGTGTTCCAATTAGAACTTTACGCATAACAGTAATATAATGAATTTATTTTAAAAAACCAAATTTAATTAAGTAACGCTTATCAAAATACCATCAGTAAAATTTAAGAATTGCTGTCCAGGAGGATTTCCTATAATATTTACAGTACCTGTATATCCTGCTGGTTTTAAGTCTGTACCAACTCCGGGGGCTGCGGCAGATATATCTAAATAATATCCTCTAGTTGCCCCACCATTTTCAAATATTCTAACTTTATCTTGGTTAACATCAATCGTTACACCTGTAACTATAGTTGTATTAGTGGCAGGAACGTTAAGAAATATTTCTCCCCCTTCATCTCCGGCTTGATACATTGACTTTAGGTTAACCTGGGCTTCAATATTTCCGGTTGCTATTACGCTTTGATTTAAGGTATTAACGTAGGATGCTGTAGAGGCAAATGATGAACTTACTGCTCTAGAGGAAGATACAGCAAATGAGCTACTTAAAGAATAAGAGGCTGAAGTAGCATTGCTTGCAAAACTTGCTGTTCCTAAAAAAGAACCAGTAAACGATCCTGAAAATGATCCTGTTGCTCTTATTATAGAACCTGTTACTGTTAAACCAGGGGCTCCATAAGTTCCCATAATTACTGTATCGCTTGAAAATACCTCTAAAATTGGTAATCCAGAAACATCGTTTACAGACATTAAAGAGCCTGTTAAAGAATCTACTATCGAGAATAACTGGCCTTGAGAACCTTGTACATCAACAACTGTTGATCCTGATTTGTAAACATTTAAGCTTCCAGAAGTTACTGATGTGGATCCTGTTACACCTAAAGAACCAGTAATTAAAGCACTACCTGTAAAAGGAAATACTTTATAATATGATGCTGTAACCGCAAAAGATGAACTTAAAGCATATGATGAACTTAAGGCATAAGAGGCACTTACCGTTTGAGATGAGGATACTGCTCTAGATGCTGAAATAGTATTATTTGAGTTATCTGAAAAAGAGGCACTTGTTGCTCTAAAAGCGTAAGATGCAGAAATGGCTTGAGAGGCACTTACCGCATAAGATGCAGTAGCCGAGGGATTAAAGTTTTGTGCAAAAGATGCTGTTGTTGCAAAAGAGGCACTTAAGGCATATGATGCGGATGTTGTTGTGCCACCACCTGCTATTAAAGATAAAACACCATCATTATCAACAGTTAATACTTTATTATCAAGACCACTACTAACAGTGTCAAGGTTATTTGTATTAAATGCTAT